TCAGGCACTGGCATGTCCAGCTAAAGGATATTCCCAGCCATGTCCGCTCTCATTGCCATAGACCAAGTATCCATCCGTTGACGGAAGATCAAACAGCACCTTGCCTTGAGCCTTCACCCCTTGGCCTATTATCTGGGGAAGCCGCTGATTTTCGGGTAGGCATGTGTAGGTTGTTATCTTTGAACTGGTTCCATCGAGATTGCCGTTCCACTGGGTGCCATCATTTTGAATATACGTCCAATAGCCGGGAGCGCCCAGTCCCAAAGGCCCATAGGAATCCGAATCAAAATCGGAAGTTGTTTCAACGGTGATGTCCAGAACGACGAAATGACCGTTTGCAGGGCTTGTTTCAGCTCCTTCGTAAGCCGGGACGCATGGTGCGTCAAGGGTTATGTTGGTTACGGTCCATGAAGCGAGTAGGGTTTTGTCTGCCTGACTCTTATAGATGCTGGCAGTGTCGCCTATTCGTTTGATGAGGTTGCCTCGGCTGCTTGTCTTGGGCTTCTCCGTTTGCTGAGGTTTTGCCTTTTCCGGTTTCTTGTAGTCCTTGGACGAGGCGGCTTCATCAGTATTATTGCGGATTGCTGTGTTCACGGCAACGGCAACTCCTACCGACAGCGCCACCACGACAATCGCCGCAACCAGAAGCTGCCACCATTTCAGGGTGACGGTACCCTTGCTTTCAGTCTTGTGCGATGGGTCCGGTACGGGTGGTTGTTGTGGCTCGCTCATTATTATTCTCTTCTCTTCATTGGTTGGGTACCTCTATTGTATCCATTAAGCGTGTTGTTCGATTGCGATTATCGACATTGAGGTGCATAATCAGAATCATGGAATCGAACAAATGTTCTATCGGATTGACGGAACCGCCGTCTGAGATGAGCCTTGCTCGAATCAACGTGAACGAAAAAGAGGTCCGCCCATCCCGCGAAGAACCGGCGAACCTCTCAGTATTGCCACACCACCAGAAGGAGGCGCGACATGAGCTAGTCTAACACTATTCGACTCGCCTGCGGCCTACCGAAGCGGCTATGAGGGCAAGGGAATCAGGAAGCCCGACCATCGGCGCGATGATATCCAGCTCGGAAATCAGGAATGACTTTTTTCCCGTCAACCGATCGCTGACATAGGACTGGGCCTTTCTGCCTATCGCTTTTGCGACATCCACCTGAGTGAGATGCTTGTCCTTCATTCTCGCGTCAAGGTATGCACCTATTGCGATATCTGTGTTTGAGTTTTTTGCGTTCATAACAAACAGTATATCTCATATAACATATCTTGTCGGGCGTGTCGTTCTTTGACATATCTTAAATAAGATATATAGTTATAACCAGCAAATCGGAATACGGTACAAACACATTGTTGAATATCGTATATAAGATATGGAGACTTCATGGACACCAACGCATTCATCTCGCAGGCAATATCGGTACGCCTTCTGCGAATCAAGAAGAAGCAGTACCAGCTCGCGTCCGAACTGAATATCGACCAGACAGTGCTCAGTCATTACATGACCGGCAAAAGCTCTTGGAACGCCAAGGTAATGGACCGTATTGCCCCTCTCCTCGGTTGGGGTTCTGCTGTTGACATCGCGATTGCTGCAGAAGAGGAACGAAAGATTATGCAGTCGATTCCCCCTTCTGAGGCTCCCAAGTTAGAAGCTGAGAAGCGTCTTTCTAAGTCTCCTGAATTAAAGGTGGCAGCATGAGTCGTCACAGTGAAATCACGGTCGGGGCGATATTCCCGGAGGACTTTCGGAAAAAATTTCTTGAACTTGTCGGGGAGTTCGATGACACAATGCTCCCCGAGCAGACGCCAAGCATCGAGTTCGACTGGAACGGCAAAGGCGAAGCGCTTATCACCTACCGGAAAATGGTGGTGGTGGACGCCGCCAAAGCAAAGGAATGGACTGACGGCGCTCTGGCGCATGTCAGCGAGCCGGGGGAACAAGAGCCGTCACAAACTCCGTCTCCCCGTTCGAGAAGCGAATAGACAACCCCTTGTGCCCGGACAGGAAAGAGCTGGCGGCTTTCAACTCCAAGCTCTCTCCCGGCTTCACCACGAAGGGAAGCTCCTTGCCCGAATCCCACGGACGAGCGAACGGACTGACGTTTCCTGAGTAATCAAGAACTTGAATCACAGTCAACGGCTTGTCTGAGATATTGCGAACCGCATAGCATTCACCGTCCGCACTGTAGGGCTTACTCCAATACTCCATATTCACCTCCTCTCCGAAAGAGAACACCATGAACACATCAAATCGTAGCCCAGCAGTCAACGAGGCGAAGAATGAAGCCCCTGAGATTTACAGCGGAAAGGTAGGAGTGGAGATCGTACCGGACATGCGCAAGCTCAGGAGCTTCGCCAAGGACTTCATCGCCCTCGTGGACAGTTACTGGCCGGAGGAAACAGGTAGTCCCTTGGCCACGCAATCCAGGCAGACCGGCAACTGTGATTCGCCTACACCGGACATGTCCTCGACACAGCTCCGGCAACTCAACGCCAAAATAAAAAAGGAAATCGAATACACGCGCAATCTCTACGAGTGGCTTATTCAATTCCAGCGGGCGCTTGAGGCAGGAGGGGAATCTTCTCGTCCGGCGCAAGGCGACGAAGGACCACGCAAACCTGCCGGAGAGCTTTGTCCGTCATCCGATACTGCTCGAAAGCCAACTCCTGATTCTCCGTCAGAACATCAATCGACTTGATTGTCTTTTGATTGGCCTGAACCAGTAGATCAACAGCCTCGAATAGCTTGTCAATCTCGTCTTGATGACCGTCCGAACCGGTTTTCTGCAATGACTTCCTGACCGTATCGACAAGGGAAACCGCCTGTTCGACCAGTTTGACCATCGAACCGACTTCTTCCAATTCAGACATGATACTTCCCTTCGCTGGTTTGACTGTGAATATCGCAGTTCCCAGTCTACCCGCGAAGGGACCTTACAAGAAAAGAGAAAACCCAATGGTCAGCCAGAATCGTAACCTTTCCCAGAAGCTCGTGGTCGAGGAACGTCGCACCCGTGAATACTTCACCGGCAACGTCACTGCCGAAGGTCTTATCAACGCGGAAATCGACACCGATTACGGCGCCCGTCCCCTCACTCCAAGTCAGGCGCGTTTCGCCGCCAAGGCCCTTGAGGACCTGGCCGACTGCGCCGACGAGAAGAACGAGGAATAACAAGTCCTGCCGCAGTGGGTCGTTTTTTATCCACCTATCGACTACAGGCAAATAAATACCATACTGCGATCTACTGCGGCAACCATCGGCCGGAACCCTTCGGGGTGTCTGGACACGCACCGCCACCACCGGGAAAAACCAGAGGACTCGTCATCTCCATCTCTCACAGTTGGTCAACATTGCAGCACAGTGGCGGCAAGGGCGTTCTCGGTCCGAATCCGAGTCCGGCCACGAGGAAAGGACTGTCATGAACAGGAAAACGTATGGGGCGCACTGCTCCGGCTGGCAGCATTCCATGGACGAACGCCGACGCCGGCATGAGAACACGAAGACAATCACTTGTCTGACGTTGGCGGCGACAGGGTTCCTGATTCTCTCACTGCAACCCTATGCGGGCCCGTGGAGTATTCTCGCAGGCTTCATGTGCTGTTCCCCTGTCGCCCTGTGCTTCGCATTGGACGACGAATAACTGAAGATTTCCGGGCGGGTTTTTGATTGATTTACCGCCCGGTGGTAGCCGGTCGCAAGGTGGCCGTACCTGACGAAGCATTCCATTGCGGACTTCCGAAGGTGGACGCGAGTTCGATTCTCGCACCGGCACTCACATAACTTAAACCCGCGAACCGTAACGCCGGAAACCAATAATCAGAAGGCTTCGGACGTGTTAGCGGCCGGCTACGCGGACACAAAAAACAGAATCAATTTATTTGAAAGGGGTTAATGATGAACGGTTTGGCGACGATGGTGGACGAATGCCGTGAACAGGGTGTGATAGACCCTGTTGACGTGGCGAACCGGATAGCCGAACGATTGGCTGCTTTCAGCAAGACGGAGCTGGTGGCGTTTATCTCCCCATTGCTTGCGGAGAGCGTGCGCAACGTGTATTCGCGTGAACGTTTGGACTTGCCGAAGAAGGTTCATGCAGCGAAGATGTCCGGCAAGGTTCAAATCATTCGTGACGCTTATGGCAAGGTTATTGGTTTGCCGTCCGGCGAGTGGAAGGCCATCGGGGATTGCAACCGTTTGGAATTGTTGGATTATTCCGCGATGTTGCATGGCATGGCTCGGCAGACCGAGGCGAAAGCCCAATGGTATGAGCGGCTGGCCGAACGACTACCCAATGATGTGGTCACGGTTCGTGAGGCCGAACTTGACTTGGACAAAGCCGCATAACACAGACTTGGCAAGACCAAAGTCAGGACGCTAATACCCAGGTTCGACTCGTCTTGCCACCTATTCTTGCGCGAACCACAAGAGACTCGAAAACCAGAGTCTGGACGTTCGCGCACCAATTCTTGAAGCGGCCATACACGTTGCTCAATACCCAAATGAATTCCGCCGCTTCACTTTTCTTGAAGGAAATCAAATGACTACTACAACACTTGACCGAGGCCACGGGAACAACGACTCCCAAAGATTTCTCGCTTCGGTCACCAATTTTGGCGGAGACCATACCACCGGCGATGCCCATCCCCAGTTCGTCTCCGCCTCTGATTCTTCCCCGTCCAATTACCGCTCGACACCCAGTGCAAGTACGACGGGGAATATGGCGCGAGAGGCCAGTGACCCATCGGAAACCGAAATACCAGCGCCTCTTACGCCCTACCTGTTCACCCCTGAACTAGGATTGTTGGCTCAACAGTTGGATGATTTCGAGAACCTGCGCAAGGCTCAGGCGAACCGGCTGCGTATCTTCACAAGGGATGAAACCGATTCTGATGGTGAAATGCGTGGCTTCGCATTGGAAGAGGATAATCCCGCCGTCATCGCCGTGCAGATCAATCTCGACCAGTTGGAAATTCTGGAACATAAGACGGTTCTCGCATTGCAGAAAGCCATGCGCAGCAACCCGTTGAACGAGTGGCGCAAAACCCAGTTGGGGGTGGGCGAGAAAACCTTGGCCCGCTTGCTGAACGCCATAGGCGACCCGTATGTCCGCACGGACAATCACCAGCCCCGCACTGTATCCCAGCTTTGGGCATATTGCGGGCTACACACATTACCCTCCACCAGTAGGCTGTCGATTACCCAAGATGATAGCGTGGAGGGAACCACTCTTGCCGGGAGCCAAAAATCGAACGAAACCCAAGACTCGATCGCTCCCGGCACCAATGTCGCAGCCAAGCGCATGAAAGGCCGTCAAGCGAACTGGTCAACCATTGCAAAGACCAGGGCGTATCTGATTGCCGAGGCGTGCGTGAAGGCCGGCGTCCGCAAGGATGCGGACGGCAACCGGTATGCGAAGGACGGCAGCGAGTACGCGCAACTGTACATCGACCGTCGTAACCACACCGCTGAAACCCATCCCGAGTGGACGGCATTGCATTCCCAGAACGATGCTTTGCGCATCGTCAGTAAACGTATCCTCCGCAACCTGTGGAGGGCGGCGCGGGATATTCACATGAACGACAAGGAGGCTTCCATTGGCATCTGATATTGGCGTCGCAAAAGCGTTGCGCTATATAGGCGACTCCATTCGTTATTTCGCGGACAAGTATGTGGCCGTGAACGATCGCGTGTACTCGGATTGGAACGAGGCATCGAAGGTCGTCGGTGACGTTGGCCGTGATCATGTGGCCGATTATGCGGAGGCATCTCACAAGCAGGGCAAGTCGCGTACTTGGCGTCACAGTCACCTGATGGAACGCGAGGAACAATTGTCCATGCAGTCGAGGGGTTCTCATGTTGACCCCGAATGATGTCCGGCATAGAAAGTTCCGCACGTATCGTTCCCTGCTTTACGGAGAGGTCTACGACGCGGAGGACGTTGACGATTTTCTCGACTCGGTGGCCGACACCATCAAGGTTTTAGGCAAGGAAGTACTCAAAGCAAGAAAGGAGTGGCAATGACCGTCGAGCAGATGGCCGATGACGATTACTTCGCGTTTGACGCGGTGGACCAGACCGCGTTGAAGAAGTATCTGGTCAGCCCGTTGGCGTATTCGCAGTATCTGACCGGCGAGCATTCGTCCTCCCCCCAGTTCGAGTTCGGGAAGGCGGCTCACAGTCTCATATTGGGCAGTGGCCCCGAGGTGCTGGTGAAACCGAACCTACGCACCAAGGAAGGCAAAGCCAGGTATGCGGAGACATTGAAACTGCATGAGGGCGAGGATATCGTATGGCTTTCCCCCGATGATGTGGAGAAGGTCGAGGCCATGCGGGACATGGTTGGAGATTTCTTCACGAAGCTGGATGGTCAGCCGGAGGTGGCGATGATCGCCGCCGACCCTGATACCGGATTGTTGATTAAGGGCAAGGCGGACTGGTTGCCGTCCACTCCCGACCCGGATGGTGTGCTGCGTATCCGTGATTACAAGACCACGGTGAAGTCGCCGGACGAGTTCGAGCGTTCCTGCTGGCAGTACGGGTATCACATTCAGGCCGCGTTCTACATGCGTCTCTACCGGTTGACGATGCCCGAATATAAGGGGCCGTTGGGTTTCGAGTTCGTCGTGCAGGAGAAGAACCCGCCGTTCGACTGGATGCGCTACGAGATTCAGGAGGATTCGCCCATCATCACCGAACTGGCGGAACCGAAGATAAACCACGCCTTGCAGGGCATCAGATGGTTCCGTGACAACACGGAGGACCCGTTGGAGGCCATGAGGGCCTACGGGTTGCCTAAATACCCGCAGGATGTCGTGTTCCCCGACTGGAAGCTGTTGGAGGAAGAGGAGGAGATTGAATCATGGCGGTAATTAAGAAGGACGCTCAGGGCGGTCGTGGCACGTATGCGACCCTGGCTCAGGTCGTGAACTATGTGGACGAGCAGGGGTTCGACCTGCAATGGCCGACCCAGTTGGTTGACGGACGCCTGTATGTGGATACGGCCGTCAGGAAGAAGGGCACGGACAAGTGGATTGCCAGTAATTGTCTTATCCCGGTCGAGGTGGGTGATTCGCGTGGCATGAGCGTCATGCAGGCCCTCGGTTCCGCATTGACGTATGCGCGACGCTACAGCACTTGCGGCGCGTTCGGACTGGCGACCACGGATGATGACGGTGAGACGAGCGGCTACAAAAAGCGTTCTGTCAAGGGTATGACCGACGAGCAGAAAACACAGATCGACCGGATTCTTGAAGACTGCAAGATTCCGGTGGGCCAGGAGAACGGTTTCATCGGCAATGTCCTGCAAACGCGGGTCGCTTATGGCACGTTGACCGAATATCAGGCGCAACGGTTCATCGACGCTTATCGACAGCATAACGACAAGGTTAAGGAGGCTCCTAGTGAGCAGTGAGATTGGTTTGAACGACGTGAAGCCGGGCATGTGGGTTGAGTTTGATGATGCGGACGGGCATTATGCGGGCGAACTGCATGAGATGAAGAACCAGGAAAGCATGGTGGACGTTCTCATCATGAGTATGGGCCATAAGCCGCCACTGTACATCGAGACCGAGGATGAAGGCAATCTCGTGGTTTTCTTGGATTTTGGCGATGGGTACAGTACCGGTTCCGCTCGGAACGTGCATGTGTACGAGTCGAAGCCCGAGACGGAATCCGTCAAGCAGGCTGAAGATGATGACAAGAAACCGTTCTGGAAAGGCAAGACCTGCGGGGAGCTGGAAGGGCTGCGTGTCAAGATAACGTGGAATAACGGCGACACGATGACCAGTACGCTCGACATGGTGGGAGACGTTGCTCATTGCGTCTCTCTTTCTCCCGCCATTCGTTCATCCTCGACTTTCGTCCCTTACTCCGGTATCAAGTCCATCGAACTGGTGGATGATGCTTTCCGTGAGCGTATCACCGATATCACGAAGGTTCGCCCCGGCGACAAAGTGGTGGTGAAGAGCGGCAACGAGTACACGGTGAAGAAGACGGATTCTGACCGTATGGGCGGACAGACCCTGTGCCTGAGTATCGGGGAGCTCGGCTTTCCGGACGGGTGGTGGGTGGATGACTACTTTTTCCAATATGCGTACCGCGGACCGTACACGATGGATGACCTTCCGAAGGAGCCGGGCTTCTACAAGGCTCGCACCGAATCGGTGTGGAAGCATGACGGCAAACGTTGGATGCCGGTGCTCTCCCATGATGGCACCATCGCCCCCGCCTTCCCATGCCAGTCCCAATCCCGCAGCCAGTTCTTCAAGACCAGTGTCCGGGATGATCGTTTCCCGTTCACGAAGGTGGAGGCGAGCTTCGAGTGACTTTCACCCCGAGGCCGGGCTGCAAGTGCGCCAGATGCCTGTGGGCTCACGGGGACAAGATCACGCTCCCCCAATGCCCCACATGCGGTGCCGTTGATTGCGCCGGAGCCCAATCACACATGCTGGTCTGCAACAGGCGGGCCATGGAGAAACACAAGACGAACAATTACAGGAGGAATGCGTAATGGCCGGAGAACCAAGCATCGAGTTTACCGGATATGCGGGAGAGATCAAGGATTTTCAGGATTCCAGTATTCTCAACGTCAGCGTCCATCCGGGTTACACGGATAAGAACACGAACCAGTGGGTTGACAAGGAGCCTCAGTTCTATGGTGTGCGTCCCTTGTCGAATCAGGCGAAGGATGCTTTGAATCAGGTTCGCCAGTTGAAGTCCCAGCCGAACATGAGCGTGAAGGTTCTTGTGAACGGCAGCTTGTCCAAAAGAGTGTCGGAAAAGGATGGGAAACGGTATGAGAATTGGGATGTCGCGGCCCGCACCATTGCGGTGTTGAGCGCGAAACCCAAGGCCCAGCAGTCTGGTTTCCAACAGTCGCAGCAGCAGTATCAGCAAGGATTCCAGCAGCCGCAACAGGGATTCCAGCAACCGCAACAGCAGTATCAGCAGCCTACGGACCCGTGGAGCCAACCCCAGGACGAATACGGAAATGGGCAGATCTAACCCGTCCCAACACGTCAAGGATTTGGTGGACGCACGCGACCAATACCGGTGCGTCCGCTGCGGCAAACCATTCCATTGGAGCGGTTTCAGCCGGCATCATCGCAGACTCCGGTCACACAAGTGGCCGGGACTGCATGAGGCGTCGAACCTCATCTTGGCGTGTGGGAGTGGCGATACGGGATGTCATGGGTGGATTCACGCCCATCCGCGTGAGGCCATGAGCTTGGGGTACATCGTGAGCGGTTTCAACGATCACCCCGAACTGGTGCCGATTCTCACCGCCCAACATGGTTGGGTGCTTCTGGACGATAAGGGAGGTTGGACGCGATGCGAACCGCCGAAGCAGTAAGCCTGTTGTTCATCCTGTTCTGCCGTGACCCGCAGTTTCGGCGGGCGTTGTACAAGCTCGACCCTGTGTTGTTCCGCAGGTTCACTAATGGGGAGGTGTGGCTGTGAACGTTGATGACATGACCGATGAGGAGTTCATCGACTATTGCCGGAACGGCGGCGAACTGTCCGGCCTGATAACTGAACGTCATCCGAAATGCGATTGGTGCGGTGGCATGTGCCGGGTCGGCAAGGATGGCATGTGCCGGAACTGTCGTGTCAGGGAACGGCGTCGAACCGACCCCGAGTATGCGCAGCATCTGCGTGATCTGGCGAATCGGCGGAACGCTCGTAATCGTGAGAAACGTAATGAGTATGCACGCCGGTACCGGTCGGAGCATTTGGCTCAGGCTCGGGCTTCGGCTCGTAAGTATGCCGCCGCCCATCAGCGTGAGATGGCTGAATACCATCGCCGTTGGAGGTCGGAGCATCCCGAGAAATACGCCCAGTATGAGGCGAAGCGGAAACGTAAACGACAACTAGCCAAGGAGGCTGTCAATGAGTGAGAAACCATTCTGGGCAGGTAAGACCCTTATGGAGATTCAGAATCTCGATAAGCGAGTCAAGGTGACAATGGAGAACGGAGACGTATTCATAGGGAAGCTCGTGCGGCGTTCCAGAGACACGGACGGTATATGTAGCCTTTCGATGCAACTCGACGCGCATCGAACATATTTACACGTGTTCTCGGCTGAATCATCTGATACGCAGCCCATCATTCCCAGTTACGTCGATACCGTCGAATTGTTGGATGACCCCAACTACGAGCGTATCGAGGAGGCTGATGACCTCCAAGAGAAAGATATTACAAAACCAAACCGAAGGAGACAACCAATGAGTGATTACAAGCAGCGGATGATCCGCGAACATCGAGAATTGCAGGAGCGTATCAGCAAGCTGGCGCACATGCTTGAGGGCTACGCGGAGGGCACGTTGGACTTCACGCCCGCGTGCTCCTTCCAGCTCCTTGAAAGCCAATTGTACGCGATGGGGACATACGCGAATATCTTACAGGAGCGTGCGCGTATCGAACAGGTGGATTTGAACGCGCCTCTTGAGGGAGGTGAGTCTGGTGAGGTTCCACAGGATTAGCCCGTGTCCTCGTTGTGGGGGCAAGGTCAAGGCGAAATGGGAGCGGGACGGCGTGCAGGGGTTGCCTGAATACACGTTCTTTATCGTGATGTTCCGCTGCACTGTCTGCGGGCTCGGCTTCGAGGGAGGTTGTTCACGGAAGCCCGCCCCGTATCAGTTGCAATACAATATCGCCGCTTGGAACCGCATATGCAACGGTGATAAATGCTTCACGTTGACCTACATGAGTCAGGAAGACGGACGATGAATGAACCGTTTGACGTGCAGAAGACCATTCACGACCGCATTGTGATGCACTCCAAGCATGGCGTGCAGGGTGCTTGGAATGACGGGTATATCGCGGGCTTGTCGGACGCATTGTGGGCCGTGGTAACGGCTGACGGAGTGAACCGTACCGGCTGCAAGCATTTCGATCTGCACAATCCCGGACAAAAGGAGATGGACCTTGAGCATTGAGACGGAATCGTTCGACTTGACCTTTGGCAGCATCCACTATGCCGGCACGAGGCTCACTATCCCGATTGACGATGACGAATACATGGTTTATCGGGTAGAGATCGCCAATCATCGGCGTGGCTCTTCCAGCTTGGTGACGTTTCACCTCGACCGGGACGACTCCCGCCCGAAGCACAAGACCGTTGGCCAATCTGCAAGCGCTTATCTGAGCGTGGACGAGGCGAAACAAATCATGCAGGCACTGCAACAGGCAATCAAGGAGGCGGACGATGAGTGACAAGGCGATGCCGTTGGGCAGGAAGTTCAAGGTTCGGTTGACCATCACGCCGGAGGAAACCGGAACGCCCGTGGACATGCTGGGATTCACGTTCACCAGCGGCCGGAACGGGCATACGGAACTGGACGCAGAGTACAACAACATTCCCAAACTGGTTGACGACGGGCTCGACTCACTGTCGATTCTTGTGATCTTCAAAACACTGGAGATGTGGGCCCAGAAGGGATATGAGCTGTGCCAGCCCATCGTTCAACGATTTTACGGAGGCAGACGATGAGCGGACACGACGAAACAATTCATCCAGACTATATTCCCGAGGATTTCAGGGAACTGCTGCGCATGGCTTGCGATTCCGTCTGGGAACAAGGCGAGTTGTACAGCGAAGACCTGTTGCTGGCGGCTTTCAAACCCGCCATAGACGAACACGACCGGCAGATAGCCGAACAGGCATGGGAGAACGGATATATCCAAGCCCTCAAGAACATGAACCCCATGCCCGACGAGGAACCGCCCGAATACACGCCAAACCCATATCGAAAGGAGAACGCATGAACGAGATTCAGCTTACAGACCATTTGGTTGCGCATATCGGCGCGGAAGGCACCTGCGGCCGTTATCGAGCCAAAATCTACGAGGACGGCAACTTCAGAGACTTCCTGTACGCCATGAGCCTCAAACGTCTCAAACGCAAGTGCGAGAGGTACGCGAAGCGTGAACGCAAGGCCATCGCATATGTCGCCACGCTCAAGGAGGAAAACGATGGCTACGAACGTAACTGAAAAAGACAAGAACCTGCAAGAAGTCATCGACTGGTGCGAGCAGCTTGAGATCGAAGGTCTGAAGCTAGCAAACGCTCTGCTGTCGCAGCGTGACATGGCCGCATACGGTGTCGTGAAGGGACAAATCAACGCATACAAAAAGACAGCCGACCACTGCCGTTCCATGCTCGGCTATTCCGGCTCCATGCCGTCCGAGGTGCCGAATCAAAGCGAGGACGCGAAATGAGCAGGACTGATACCACCGCCATGCTGTCACAACTGGTGGAGAAAGGTAGACGATGAGCGGGACCCGCCGATATCGTAAGCTCTCCGCCGAGACGTTGGACACGCTGCTGAGGCTCATCTCTGAGGATGAGTTGACGCCGAAGCAGATCGCGGAGCGCGCCGGAGTGTCGCGCCAACAGGTCTACGAGTACCGGAAGAAACTCAAGGACCGTGAGCAGGCCGCGCCGTTGACCGACATGTCCACGCTTGTGATTCATCAGCGAGTCGTCTTCCGCCCGGACATGCCCATCGAGAACCCGGATGACGTGAACGGGCCGAGCCTCATCGACCCGGACAGCGGCTTCGACTGTTCCCGATGCGGCCAGTCCATGAGCCGTGACTGGTTCACCATCGAAGGCAACCGAATCAAACCGGATTTCCGCTATTGTCCCGGATGCGCGGGCGTGGCTACCCCATACAGGGACGACACGATAAGCCACGATGCGAGGGAGGCGGGCTATGAGTCCTGATGTGGAACGTATCCGCAAGCACTGTATGCGAAGGGCAAAGGGAGATGGGCAACTGGCGTGACAAGGCCGCTTGCCGGGACATGGACCCTGACTTGTTCTTCCCCGCCACGCGGAAGGAGGAACGATTGGCGCTCAAAGCCTGCTCCACATGCCCGGCGATACGCGAATGCGCACGGTACGCGGCGGAACATGCCCTGATAAACGGCTACCCGCTGCAAGGCATATGGGGCGGGATAAACAGAAGCAGAAGAAGGAATCGAAATGAGTGACAAGGATATGGTCACGGTTTACGAACGACGTGACGGCAGCAAACCCGGATTATGGTCCGTGTACTGGTATTTGGGGTGGGACATGTTTTGCTCGTTCTCCCTCGCGGTGGGCATCACGTCAAAGAATACGATGATGGCCATTGTTCAAGCGTTTTGTCTGCTGGTTTTTCTTGGACTCACCGTCTGGCAGTTGAACCATCTGACTTGGAGCATCACCGACTATCGGGTGCGTATCAGCTCTAATTTGGAGAAGGGGGCTCATGTTGAGCAAAGCGGCAAGTAAAGCATGGCAACTGCTCATTGAAGACTCGAACCGTCCGGCAGAGGAGATTCGCTTGGCTACCGGACTTCGGGTCGATGTGATCGAGCAGATGCGCGCGGACGTGCAAAAACGACTACGAGACAACCCGGAGTTCTGATTATGAGACCGAGTTATCTGCCCGTCCAGTATGAGCATTGCCCGTACTGCGGAGGAATCTTGAACGTATTCGGGGACTGCGTGGACTGCCAGTTTCACGATGACCCGACTGAATGGTGGATGGACGAATGAGCCGACAGAAAGCCAAAGGCACACTGCTTGAATCCAAGGTGGTCAACTATTTGCGCGCCCGGTTGGGTGACAGCGAGCAGACGATACACCGTGAAGTGTTGCATGGGACGAAAGACCAGGGCGATATCACCGGTCTGCGTATCCACGGCCAGCCGGTCGTATTGGAGTGTAAAAACTACAGCACCTATACGGGGAGACTCAAGGAGTGGATGCAGGAGGGCCGTACCGAGGCGGGTAACGCTGACGCACCTTACTGGTTCGTCGTGTTCAAACAGAAGGGTCTCGGCTTGAACACGTTGTCAAGCATGGACAACCAGCCCGTGCTCACCGACTTGAAGACCCTCGCATTGATAGCAGGACATGGAATCATCGAAGGAGACGAAGAATGAGCTACGACCTGTTCATAGTGGACAAGGACTTGCCGGAACCGGAATGGTTTGACGTATGCGAACGGGACGGCGAGCATGTGCGGACCGCTCATGGCCATTATTTCAACTACACGTATAATCTATCCGCGTTTTTCACCGATTACAAGGTCAATCCTAAGCATGACCTGGACGGGTTGACGGCCGGGGAGGCCGCAGCCCGTATCGACAAGGCGTTGAAAGACATCTACTTGGAACCATTGTATGTTTTGCGCGGCAAATACAATCCGCCGAACTATTGGGGCAGCGTGGACAGCGCCATCGCATGGTTGAAACTGATATACGACTATTGCCGGGAACACCCGGACTATATCGTGAGGGAACGCTCCTAAGGGGAAATGATGGAAGATAGGAAACTCGTTGATTTCGCCCGTTGGCTGAACGATCATCCGGGCGAATGGAATCTTTGGCCGTATCTCATTCCCATACAGGCCGACCGCAGGGATACCGTCGCATCGATGAGGCTTGTCATGGAACGCATCAAAAACCATCAGCACGACGAGTTCCGCGTGGACACCGTATTGCTCGAATACGAACTATTCAACGGTTTCATGGGCTTCGATAAGGGCAGCGTGCATGAAAACGGTCTCGCGTTGAAGATGAGGCTCAAAGCATGACCGCGCGTGGAGATGACCGCAAACTCATGCATTGGATAGCCTCGCACGGCTACACGGTGGTACGCGCCGGCAGCGGCCACTGGAAGATATTCGATGACGGCGTGCTGCTCACGGCGACGAGCGGCACGCCCTCGGACTGGCGAAGCCGCCACAACTTCATACAGGATCTAAGGAGACAATCATGTTCAATCCATTAACAAGGATACGGCACCGTTGCCCCTTCTGCGGAACTATCCCGTTCATATTCGAATGGGAAGGCCGCTACATGTATTACTGTGCTGTCCACTTGAACGGCCCCTATGCCGACACGAGGGAGGAAGCGTGGGATAAGTGGTGCGGAACGGTTGAGAACATTTGGGAAAGGGACAGGAAATGACCTGGATCATACGAAATTCTGGAAGGCAGTAGCCGAGAACCGCAGTGAGAACGCGGTCGCTGCCCTCGAAACCATGATTGAGGAGACGGAATGAGTCTGGTGAGTTTAGATTTCAGGAAAGTGGTATAACGATGGCCCGCAAAGGATACATCCAGCTTGTCAACGGCTTCTACATGAATCGCAAGGTGCGAAAACTCAGGCACACATGCCCGAGCGCGATAGGTGCGTTCACGATGATGCTTACCTTCTGCGGAGATAATCTTTCAGACGGTCATATCAGTGAAGATGATGCGCTTTACGTGCTGGATATCACCGATTCAGAACTTGAGGCACTGTGCAATGTCGGCATGATCGAACCGGACGGGAACAACGGGTACTATATTCACGATTATCTTATACACAATCGCAGTCGCGAACAGGTACAAAAGAAGCGTGAAAGCAATGCTGAAAATTACCGTAAAAATAAAAACGAGGTAAAAACCTCCGATTCAGATGACTTTCAGACGGCTGAATCACGTCTGAATCGGGACAAACACCAGAACACCAGAACACCAGAACACCAGAATGAATTATCTAAAGATAATTCAACTCCCCCTACCCCCTCAAAGCCTGACTTCGATGGACTGCTCGACAGTCTTGAGCGTATTTACCCGACGAACAGGTTCGACGGGAAGACCTCTCAGGCTCGAATGCAGTTGGAAATCGAATGGCCCAAGATCGTGAAAGCCGCTGGCGAGGCTGACCCGCGTGAGTTTCTTGAAGCCAAAACCCGAGCGTATGTCGGGGCCACCGAGGAACGGTTCGTGAAGACGTTCAGCCGGTTCATCGGCGGGGAACTGTACGCACGCAACTGGGAGAAACCCAAACCGGAGACCCCAAGGGCCCGGCAAGTCCAGCCGGTCAAGTCCCGCAGCCAGCAGAATCTCGAAGCGAACATGGCGAAAACCTGGCAGTACATGACCGAGGAGGAGCGTGCCCGATACTCGCAGGGAGGTCTCAATGCTCAGCAAGGGTGAGGCGGCGGCGTTGTTGTCGCTGATTAACGCGCATCACGGCAACGCTCAGTGGGATGATGTTCAGCTTGACGCTTTTTATTCGGAACTGCGTTCGGATATCACGGCGGTAGAGGCGCGTGAGGCCGTTCGACGCTTCTACGCGGACAACAGCACGGGTCGCTGGTGTGGTTCCGGCGACATCAACGGCATCGTCCGCAAGCTGCGCAACGGTGCGAAACCGTCCGAAGCGCAGATAGGCCGGGAGTGCGAACGTCTGGGACTAGTGGAAGATCAGGCGTGGTTGTATCGCCGGCAGCGCATGATGGGCCGTTCCTCGGACGAGTCTCGACAGGTGGCGTTGGCCGCGCGTGACCCGTTGCGTTTGCCGCCCGCGAAACCCAAGCGCAGGCGTGAGGGTGGTGGTTTCAATCCGGGTTTGGGCGTGGCGTTGGACGAGGTTCTGGCGACACGCCGTCCGGCTGAATCATGACCGGTTTGATGGCATAATTGGGAGTTGCTGACATGTCCGAGACCTTCAAAAAAACCGAAGGTCAAGGTCACTATTGTCTTTTTCCACTGAAACTACGAGGCTCTGCCGCTACCACGGTTGCTGGCGGGATATCGTCACCGACGCGCCGTCACCGCTTATCGGACATGGCGTCGAACCGAATCTGAATCTCCTGTGCGACAAGCACGCCAGCCAGTTGACCGGCGACCTGCGATGGTTGGAACACAGTCTGCCCGACCTGTGCGAGTATCGCATCAACCGCGCCTACGGGCACAAGAACGGTGGCGGCGGTCAATCCGGCACCGCGCCCACACCGTTGCGCGAAGCCCTGCATGATCTGCTGTACGCGGACGATGACCACGGTTATCCGGGTTTGCAAGGCACGTTGTACGAGTGGATGCGCAGTCTGAAAATCAATCTGCCCGAGTCCACGCCACTGTCGGACATGGTTTACCGTATCGCCAATCATCCGAAACTCGTGGAGCATTCCAGCACGCCCGTGTACGCGGAACTGGTGCACAGTCTGACGCGCAAGCTGCGTCGTTTTCTCACGGACGATGACGGGGAAACCGTATTGTACGGGCCATGCCCGGCCGACAAGTGCTTGGGTCAGCTTTCCTGCTACGCGGACGCGGAGACGGCGAAATGCTCGAAATGCGGTTTCAGTATGCCGGTAGCCCTCATCAGGGCGGAACGGGTGAAACGTCTCCTCCAATCGGAGGCGGTGAGAACCCGTGGCGAACTGTTGGACATCATCAAGGCGTGCGGAATGCGCGTGAACCGCAACACTTTGCGTAGTTGGATACATCGAGGCCAGTTGCCCCAGCAGGGCGAGGATGCGTACAGCAATCCGCTTTACCGGTTCAGTGATTTCTACCGTCTCGCGTCCGGCCTGTCGGAGGACGCGGACGTGTGGGAGATCATGCAGGTTTCGCAAAACCAATCCAAGGAAGGAGACGACAAGTGAGCAATCAGATTCAACCATTTGACTTCAACGGCATTCAGGTGCGTGTCCTAACCGATGAACACGGCAACCCGTGGTTCCTTGGAGCGGACGTATGCACCATTCTCGGTACGGCCACCAACCATATTCGGGAATACCTCGATGCCGATGAAATCACCAATATCCGTAGTACGGACATTGCCCAGAACGGCGGCAAGGCACCCGTTTTCGTGTCCGAGTCCGGCTTGTACTCCCTCGTGTTACGCAGCCGCAAGCCCGAAGCCCGCGAGTTCAAACGCTGGGTCACGCACGAGGTGCTGCCATCGATTCGCAGGCATGGTGCGTACATGACCGAATCGACTTTGGAAAAGGCAGTCACCGAACCCGACTTCCTTATCCGACTTGCCACACAAATCAAACAGGAGCGGGCGGAAAAGGAGAAGGCCCAAGCACAGGTCGAACGGATGCGTCCCAAAGCGTTGTTCGCTGACGCTGTGGAAACCTCGAAGACCAGCATCCTCGTGGGCGACTTGGCGAAAGTCCTGAAAGGCAATGGCGTGGATATTGGCGGCACGCGCTTGTTCGCGTGGCTGAGGGACAACGGATGGCTGATGAAAACCGGCAGCTCTCGCAACATGCCCACGCAGAAATCTATGGAATTGGGATTGTTCGAGATCAAGGAAACCACCGTGGTTCACTCGGACGGTCACACGACCATCAACAAGACACCGAAAGTCACGGGCAAAGGTCAGACGTTCTTCGTCAACAAGTTCCTCGGACACAGGGAGATTACTCAATGAGCATCAATCTTGGTACCACGGAAGTGGAATTGAGCTTGTACTCCAAGGCGCTTCAACTAGCCACGTTCACCGTGGAAGTCCCGATGGTGGGCGAACTGGAACCGGACAGCGTGTGCATAGGCGACGACATGCAGCCACGCGCGCACGTGACAGTGACGCTGCCGCCCGACGGTTCCGTCGAAAAGGCCGTTAAAGCCGGGGTTTATGCGTTCCAGAAGGCGTTCAACGAGTCGATGGAATCGAGGAACGTATGAACTGGCTGAAACGACTGCTGCACTTGGAGGAGCCGGAACCGGTCGAAAAACCGGAACCTAAGCCACCGGTAGTGGAACCATGCCCCATCTGCGGACTCGTACCCAAACTGAAGCATGTGTGCGTCACCCGCAACTACCGCTACTACTGTCTGGAAAAAGACTCGTGGCAGCTCTTGGAATGGTGCGATCACGTCGAAAGCATCCTTTCGTTCTCCTCGGTTTTTGAAGACAAGAGTGCTCAGAAGTGGAATACCGGTTGCAGACGGTTGAAGGCAGTGGTTGACGAGCCGGTTCCCGAATGCCCCGCCTGCGGGGAGAAACCCGTCGTGCAAACAGACTCGGAGTCGGACATCCCCCAGCTTGTCTGCTCATGCAACGAACTGTTGAGCAATGTGGAGATAACAAACGTCTATAAGCGCAAACGCGAGTGGATACGTCGCTGCAATGCGTTGAAACGCAAGCAGGACAACGTGAAAGACATGGAACAACTGATCGGAGAAACACAATGAACGGACATTATTCGGTTATCACGAATTTCGGCTGTCATTGGACATGCCCCTACTGCATCGTAAGGAAAACCGGATTGAACGTGCCGGTGACAGACATGCAGGCCACGCTGCGGACCATCAGCCGTGAAAGCGAACGCCACCCCATGAGGTTCCTGAGCTTCAGCGGCGGCGGAGACCCCCTGTTCCCCATGCGCGAGCCGGAAGCGTCGAAACGTGTCGCCTTCTACCGGGAGGCGATACGCAGGGCCGGAGACTGTCTTACGGAAACCGAGATGCACACCAGCTACTTCCAATGCGGACGCAACGTGGCTCAAGTCATGCAGCAGGTCAGGTTCAGCCGCGTGGTGTATCACATGCGTCCCACGAGCTTGTCCGATGACGTGGCGTTGGCATTGCCCCGCAAATGGTTCGACGGTCAGAAGGTGCGTGTCGTGTACGTGGTCACCCCCGATTTCACGCCGGAGCGTATCGACCGGATAGCCGATCTCGTGGCCAGCAACAACGTGGTCGATGAACTGTCGTTCAGGCAGATGGTCAACCCCGACAACACCATCGACCACACGTGCGAGGAGTATCTGAAGGCCGGCCATCAAAAACGCTGGTGGTACATCCAACAGGATGATTACAACACGTACGTCGTGAACGACCGGCTTTACACAAGATTCAGCGATATCGGCAAGGAGGACCACAGGTGAGCAAGAAGATTCGCGTCGCATGGGAAGACCTACAGCCCGGCGACCTGATTCACGTCAAAGGCAGTACGAACGTGTACCAGTTCATCCGCTTTACGGAAAACAAGTGTCAGGCTGAGGTAGGCACTTCTGGAGTCTGCGCCGGTTGGGGAGGGCGGAAAGTCCGGGACAATGAAGGTAAAGTTCGTTACTGGTTCGAGACAGGCCCGACAGCTATGCTCGTGGTCTCGCTCCTCGGTTTCGCCTATGCCACCCGTCCCGCGCCTAAGAAGATCGGGCTGGCTGGCTATTACATGCCGTTTGATTCAGGTGAATACTGGCTGAAAACCTCTTTTGGCTGGTGTCGAATCCTTCTCGTTCTCAATAGGGTTGGCCAGCCCGTTCAGCCGTTAAGCGTGGGATGGTACGACGGAGAAGCGAGTCATTGCCGTACATTCTATTCATGGCACGAAATGGTCGAATGCCTCCACCCACGTGAACTATTGACCGCTGAGGAATACTACACGCGCAAAGCCAAGGGGGAACTATGACGACCATTCAGGCAGCAGGGCATGATCGCCTGCTGCAATGCGTGGGCCAGCTACATGATCGTGCACATGCTGACCGCTTCGCTGCATTTGGCCGCAATGACACCCGCATTGACGGAGCAGCTGAACCATGCGCGCAAAACCATTCACGGCGGGCAATGAGCGCGATCCCAATCATCCTGTTCACGCTCCTACTGGGGGCCGTCGCCATCATCGAGAATCGGAGAAAACATTGACCAAGGAACCTGAGACGCTGTTTCCCCATCAGAGGTGCATCATCGACCTGACCGAGTTCGCGCACAAGGTCAGCGTGGAAGTCCGCGTGTACGATACCGAGGAAACCATGCGGAGAGCCGCCTGCATCGACTCGGTGGAATCCTCCATCGAATCCGATGACCTCGACAGGCCGATTGGAGATGCCGCGTTCGAAAACGGTACAGCCGGAATCACCCTCATGCAGTCCGCGACAATCGACACGCAGACCAATGTGGTGAAATACGGGAACTCCCCCATGTGCGTGATCTATTTGAGCCGCGAACACCTGCTGCCGCATATCGTCAGCCATGAATGCGTGCATGCTGCGATGGGCTTGTACAACGCCGAGATTCTCGGATACCGACACAAGGCCAAGGCATGCAAGCACATGACGGTCTCAAATGAGCTTGTCGCATACGTGCAATCCGAACTGTTCCGCTGCGTTATGGAGTTCCTGGCCGATGCCGTTAAAACAACAGAAGAGGAACAATGAGCTACATCATCGACCGAACTAATTACCTCTTTTCCCCTAATGACTCGCCTTACAAGAACGCTCGTCTCGTGGAAGTCCACGAACCGTTTGAACGCCAACTAAGTAAAGGAGTCACCGAGAAAGGCTCCCGCATCGAGAAGAAGTGGATCACGGACGATGACCCGTTGACCGTCTATACGAACGAAGGCCGTATCGTCGTGCAGGACACCGGTTACTCAGAGTATCCCATCGGTATTGAGATCTACGACGATTACCGGGAATAAGAATGCCGTCCTAGTGTGCTTCCATGAGAGGCAGTGGCGGCTTCTAACAGTCTCAATAATAAAAACCCGTGGAACGACTCTATTCCGAGTGCTCCACGGGTTTTCTTGTATAATCGGGCCCACATTTATGGTTATCAGTTATTAGCATCGTCATTTTTTTACTCGTGGTAACCGCCCGTCAATTAGCACCGGACACGCACTAGTTCCAATCGACTGGGGCAAGCACCCGTAGGGTTTCGTCATTGTTGACGATCTCCCACAATCTCGCCATGTCATCGGCCTTGATCTGCGGGTAATCATCATTCCTGTCATAAACGATGTCGAAACCGTCCAATCCGGTGAGATAATCCTTGATATTGACCAAGCCTTTATCCTCAGCCTTATCGATGGTGCCGGTGGAAACGAGCGTGTCACCGAACGGGGAGAGTCGGGGGACGCCATGCCCCGAATACGTCCAATTGCCGATAATCACGTCATTGTTGGGGAATATGATGATTCCGCTCTCATTGTTGGTTGCGTCGAAAAGCGTGTCGAAGTCAGTCATGGTAGCTCCTTGGGTATGGTTGCAAAACGTCCCGAACGATATGCTCGGGACGCACTGATGGTAAGAATGTTTCAATCCACGCCCGGAAACCGGGTGACAACACGGCATTGAACGCCGGTAATGGTCAAGTCTAGCACTTTTTAGCGTCGGTGTACCGGCTCGGCACGGGCGTGGAATCGCCCCACTCGTCCATTGACTCAGAAGTCAGCTCCCACAAGCGTTCGACCTTGAGCTTCCCGTCCTGGAACAGCGTGTCCGCGTAATCTCGGAGTTCGTCAGCGTCGCTTGCGGACAATCCGGCGCGGCCGCAAGCCTCCATCACATCGTCCATCATGGTTGCGTCGCCTTTATGAGCCTGATACCACGTGACGATACGCTCGAAATAGTCGAGCGGAAGCGCCGAAGCGTTAGAGTTAACCTCGAAATCTGACCTCATGGCCGCGTACAGGTTTCGACCCAGCTCTTTGAGTTCCCTGACGCTCTGAGAAACGTGAGTAGGCATGATATTCCTCCTGAAAAATGTTCGGGCACGACAGTCGCCGTGCCCCTTGTGTTTTGGTTTGCTAATTCCCAGAAGGTCACAAGATAGTCCTATGGCCTTCAGTGTATCAAGATTTTGAGTATTCCTTGCATAGATCGGCGGCGAACTTGCTGAGATTATCCGGGTCAAGCTCATAGTTTTCGCCGGCCTCCCCTGCTTCGTCGTAATATTTCAAGACTTCGCGTAGCGCGTTCTCCATACGTTTCGCGTGCTGCCGCCGACGCAACGAGTTCATGGCATGGTCTAATGCCGTGTCATTCGTTTCACTCATTTGATTACCTCGTTTCCGTTGAACCAGTAGCCGTTCTCAAAATCCTGATTGCTTCGCCATTCCTTGTAGTCGAGAACGGCACGAAGATTAGTATCGTCTCGACGGGTCAGTTTCCGTTTCACCGCGTCGATAACATCCTTGAACCATTGCCGGCGCAGCTTCCACCACGTCATACGCTCGTAACGCGCTCGATAATCGGCCGTGTAGCCGAGGAACTTGTAATAATCGTTCATTTGACAATCTCCTGATTCCAGTCCAGCATGTCGCCGGTCAGCCATTCGCCGCCACTCGAAACACGCGCGTACAACCACGCTTTATAGCCGATTCGAGCCGCCTTATCGTGTTCCAGCCATGCTTTCAGCCACGTGAAACGTAGTTTCCAGCCGGGTATGCGTCGCCACAACTCCTTGTTGACGGCGGGGTCGAAACGCTCATAACGGTAGATTGCGGTAATCAATTCGCCCACTTTCTCTTGACATGAGAGCCGTCCTCGTAATCGGCGCTGACCATATCGTTGTCCAGTTCGTCAATGTCCAACAGGTCTCCAACGCCGTTTTCGTCAACCCAGTCGCTCAACTGGTTGAACGTCAAGCCTTTCGGCGCGGTGACGTGACGCTTCTCGATCTGCGTCACGCGCTGGTAAATCGTGTAGACTTCGGTTTCTTCATCCATGATGGAAACTCCCTTGTTATTGTCCGGTAAAACGATTAACGGGACAATAGACAGCTCTAAAGTCCCGTCTAAATGCTGATTTATGTGAAAACCGCACCATAGAAAGCCCTATGATGCGGTTCTAAATGATGGTTTCTATAAGAATGGCCTCATAGAACAAGTCCATGAGGCCATGAAAACGATAACGGCTATACGCTCCGCCTGTATGGTGGAATGTCCAACGTGGCTTCCAATCCGTCGTTAACATGCTCCGCGTCCCTCAACGAGAGTCGTCCGAACCATTGTAGCAGTTCGCTCCTGTTGAAGTAGAAGCGTTGCGAACAGCGCACGAGCGACGGCTTCAACAGCCCCTCAGCCTTCCAGTCGAGCAGCGGCACGTCACCGGCCTCATCCCAATCGGTGTTGCCGGTTATCTTCGCCACGATACCCGACACCAGATCGCCGTCAACCTCGGTGATAACCACCGGACGCGGCTTCCCGATACCGGGATGGTCGGGAAACTCGACCCACATCAGCCACACGTCATACAGGCGCGGTTCACTTGGCGTACTGGTCATAGACATCATCCTCCGAATCATCCCAATCGGCGGGCAGTATCACATGGCCCTTCTCCGAACGCTCGAACATGTATGCATTGTGAACAGGCGGCACCGGATAACCGTCCGGCGTGTGCCGCGTCGGCTTGAACGGCAACCCGTTGTCCACCAGAGACTGGCGTAGGAACATGTTGACGGCGGTGCTCAGGCTCATGCCCATGGAATCGTAGAGCGCGGCGGCGCGCGCCTTGACATCATCATCGACATTGGCTACCAGCTTACCCATAACAACCTCCTTAATGGTTAACAGATGGTATCAATCATATACCATATTGGGTTAGGAATGAGATATGAGTTTTCACCAGTAGATTCTGATTTCAGCGTCACTGCCAACCCAATTGTCAGGCAAAGCGGGGAACACTTCGCGCCACTCGGGTGTGAGACCATCCCGAAACTCGTCGTAATCATCCAACGAGAAATAGTCGCATTCATCGTAGCCATCGTCATGGCTGACACCTGATTCCAGCGCGTCCAGCATGTCAACCATATCCGAAGTGGCATTCGGATACAGCCACGTATGCACGGTATCCTCATGCCTCCAGCCTTTCAGCGGCGTCGAATTGCCATAAACGGTGAGCTTGATTGAAGCGCTCATAATAATCTCCTAAAGAAATATTGATTTGGCTTGTAGCAAAAAATGGGTTGCCGCCCAGCGGAAGTGAGGAAAACGCCAGGCGGCAAGAACTTAGAACAGCGGCAAAGCAAACCGCTTGTCGGGCAGATCGGTGGCGTTCAACGCCGCCAAAATCAGGTCAGACGTATGCCGTGGAATGTTTGCGCGTACCGCCGCGATATTATCCGGCGTATACGCATAGCCAGAGGACTCCAGAACCTCACGAATCTTGCTAGTGGGTATCTTGACTTCCATCATTCCCACCCCAGCATGTCGTCGATGCACCAGCCGATAGCGCACTCATACCGGTCATACGTGGTGGAATACTTCTGTGAGAACGCCTCACGCGCCCTCTTGTCGAGCATGTCCAACGACAAACCGGTTTCGGCTATCTGCTGTTCCGCAGTATCGAAGTCCGGCGCGGTGTATGGCTTGTCCAGCTTCAGCATGGCACGACGGCGTAAATCATCGATAAAACCATGCTGGCAGTCGAAGATATCCGCCACGCTATCCGCGTTATCGGCGGCCATCTCGTAAGCCGCCTGCAACAACAGGCGTACGGCTTTCTCCCGAATCTCGCTCATGTCACGCCGCCTTAACCCACTTGTCGCGGACGGTAGCCACGTAATCGGCCACCGCCTTTTCCAACTGCCTGTCACTGCCACGCTCATAACGGGCACGGTAGGCGACAACGCACCTGCCATTGGCCGAAGCAACGTAGGCCACCTTGCGGCCCTTGCTGGTACGGAAGTGACGGATAGGGCCCAAACCTTGCAATTCGGGGCATTCCTTAGCCATCATCAGGTCAGGCATCGTACAATAGGAGACGGCGAAACTGTTCACCTTCGGCGGCACTTCGGGAATCTCCTGTGTATCCGGCGCGGGTTCATCATCCATGAACTCGTCTTCCAATATCGCGTCCTCGGGCATAGGCACCGGCCACTGAACATTGCTCGTGAAGCGTTCCTCCTCACACTTCCAGTTTGCATCGATCGATGGGTGCGCGACAATGCCGCCAACCGTTTTAGCGTCCATTCCGGTAGGTACCGGCACCGGCACTGTCTTCATACGCTCGGAATCGGGTATGAGCATCCAACCATGCTCAAGGTCAACGGAGCTTGACCTCATGCCATTCAAAAAGTCCTCATACTGGACTCCCTTGGCCTGAACATTCCACGCCGTGCCCTGCGAAGTCTGGGAAAGTGACCAGACTCGTCTAACCCGAGCGTTCACATACCGAACATCATATTTCGAGCCATCCTTGCGCAACCGCACCCACATGCCGCTCACGGCATTCACGTTACGCGACGGGTCATTGGTCAGCTTCTTCATTTTGGTTTACCTCACTTGTAAAGATTCGATTTTGATTGATTTTCTGGAATGAGTAGGCGGCTAGAAGACTCTCAGCATTCACCCTCTTCGGTGGCTTCGGTGTAGAAAACGTCGTCCATTTGGTCATTGTTGAAACGCTCATTGATGTAATCGGAAATTGCCTTACCGGTATCGTCTTCGTTAATTAGCTGACTAATGCGGGTATGGCTCACACCGTTACCGTCCAAAATGTAAGCGTCTTGCGCCCAACCATCTTCATGCTCGAAAGCCTTGTTATATTCGGTTTCCGTCACATATCCCCAGTCGCCAAGGCGATAGATGCCCTCATAGGGTTGGAAACCGTCATAGCGCGTCAATGGCGATAGTTTTTCGTCAACACGTTCCACCATGTCGGCAACATCTTTAACGGTAATGGACATTTTGAATCTCCCTTAAACAAGAGGGGCACGGCCACAACGCCATGCCCCACAACGATTTATTAACGATGGACTCGCACCATGTAGCCCCTACCCCACGGGACTAGCTCCACGGGATAACCTTTGGCCTCATAATGCGATTGAGTGGCAACAGCCACGGGAAACGACTTGCAACGGTAATGGTCAATCATGGTCGATCACTCACCCATATACGCAACTGGGTTAAGTTGCATGTCGATACGCCGCCATGCCCTGACCAATTCGGCGGTAGGCGCGTACCGTTCAACAGCTGACCGACTACCGTCATACCGTGCGGCCATATCATTATCAAAACCGATAACAGTGCCCGCCATGATATGACGCGCCTCTTTCGACGTGATGGCCTCACAATGCCAATTGCCATCAAACACGTCGTCGGCAACCCAAGCGTCACGCTCAGCCATCGAGTCGAACACGTAGAGCTCACCCGGCCATGACCCATCATCCCATGTCGCGCCGATACCATAAGCCCAGCGGAAAGCGTAGAAGTAGCGTGCCATCATGCCACCGCCTTAAACTCATGCGATTGGATGAAATCGTTGCGGCTGAAGACGTTCTCAGGCGGGAGAAAATCACTCGGCCAGAACGTGAATGCACCGTCCTTGAAGTAGCCTCCTTCAATCCACTCGAAACGCTTACGCCGGACACGCCGAACGGTAAGCCAGACGGTATCGTATTTATCGAACGTCACCGTCTTGTCAGTGGCTTTGACGATAACGTAGATGTCGCCGGCCAACGATTGGGCCGACCAGCCAACGTGGAAGTCGCTTGGATTCAGTATTTCTTCAGGCATGGCACACCTCCATTAGTGTGATATAGGATCTATAGGTTTGATTGATTGAAATTGCCCGAATGGGCGGGAAGCGCGGATTAATGCGCCGCGCTATCGCAGTCAAACTGTCTTAACGAAAGATTCGGGCATGTCACGCCGGAACGTGTACCCGTCGAACATATCGCCGTGCATCTCCTCAACGGCAAAACCATTGCCGCGCATGAATTGTAGAAACTCACTCATGCCCATGCCGCCAAAGCACAGCTCATACCCGTAATCGAGTTTGTTGACCACGCGCGTGACCTGACCACTATAACCGGTGTTCACGTTCAGTTTCGGCCACATCATGAGTGTCTGCATAAGCGGGTTATCTTTCAACGCTAAATCAACTGCCGCACTCTCCTTGTCGTATCCACAGCCTGACACGGTACCGTTAGTGTAGTCGCCGCGAATGCCGGCGAGGTTGGCCCAGACTTCGGCACGCGGGTTACTCCCCCACATGCGTGACCTATGCCAGTTAACGTTAATCCTAAAAACAAGTTCCACACACATTGTGAATCTCCCTTGAATTGATGAAGCGCGGAGACAGCCGCGCGACTGAATGAATCTGATTGAAAGACTTAGTAGCGTTCGTCGATTAGAATGCCGTCTTGGTAGATGTACAGTCCGGTACCGCGTCCGTTGCCCATTCGAGCACTATCCCAGTAGCAGAGTCCAGCTTGACCCGAGCCGTCTTCGTTCTCACATTGCGGGATGTTCGCGGTATCACTACCGCAAGCGGACAGGGTGAAAAGTGTGATTAACGCGGCTGAAGCCGCCAGAATTTTACGCATGGTTCCTCACTTCCATGTGAGGCGTGCTAAGATAGCACAGCCTCGATTTGATTGATTGGTTAGAGAACTTTCAACTTAAGGCACGCGGCTAGGTAGTTGGCGCTACTTAGCCGCATTCTTTTAACGCATCAGGTCGCTCGGTTGGCAGTTGAGTGCACTGGATATCTTCAAAGCGTTTTCAAGAGTCATGTTCCGAACGTCTCGCCGCCCGGTCTCATAACTGCTGATGATTGTTCGCGCTATTCCAGTGCGCTTGGCTAGCTCAACTTGTGTTAAGTCGGCTTGTTTGCGCAGTTCCTTAAGTCCCATAGGCTTACCCGCTTTCTCTAGTAGTAGGTAAACCAATTATGACAGCAAAATGTATCATTTGCATGTAGGGAAACACTGTTAAGTTCTCAAACTTGCTTTTGTCTTGCCCGATTGGGCTTGATAATTGATAGCATAACGTATCATTTTGGTTTAAACAAATCGGCGTGTCGGAAAACCAGCACGCCGAACAGCTCACGCTGACGCGAACTCACGCACCAGCGCGTGCCGCATGATGTCATCAGCGGACACGCCACGACGTTTAGCGACGGCATCCAACATGGCCGACATGTCAGCGCTTAACGAAAACGTCCGACTGACAGCATCCGCCTGAGCGACAGGAACGACAGGCCCGGAATACACCGCACCCGGCCTTCCGCCGAACTCGCCGTTATCCGCATCGTCGGCCCACTTGTCCAACATGTCATCAGTGACCACACGGCCACCCTTCGCAACAAAAGACATGACACTTCCTCCTTTACAAAAGTTTCAGTTCCCGCAGCACCTTCGGCGTCGCACGCATGGCATGGAACACATGCCAACGATCCGACTCATCTAGTACCGCCACCATTTCCAGCAAACGCCCGTACTCGTCGTATCCAACCGCCACATAACGCAACGGGTCGGTATCCTCACGCGCCATAAACCGCACGACGTTCGACCATGCCACGCGCACCGAATCAGCGGACACGTCGGGATGTCGAGTCTGGATACGCGGGTCAACGACGATATCGCCAACCGGCACGGCTCACCACCTTTCGATATAACAGGTTCCAGCGTATCCCGTCCACCTTGGGACACGCCATGAGTGCCTAGACTATGGGGTAAACCCAGTGAGTTTAGGCCGACTGCACACAACGCCTACAGTCGGGCGAAGAATTGATTAGGGCACGCGCCCGCCTACTTGGCGGCGCTTTCTTTCGGCTCACTAGGAGCCTCAGCAAGCGCAAACATCTCGGATAAATCGTTAGCCATCTTGCGCCGCCCCAACGCACGTAACCATTTAACAGCCATCTCTAACGTCATGTTTTTTGTATCGAGATGCCCATTCTTGTACTTGGATACCGTGGTACGAGGTACGCCGATTTTATCGGCTAACTGTTGATTATCCAGATTCTTGCTGTCTTGCAATTCCCTGTAGTCCATGGCCCACCTCGCTATCTGTTTCAGTGGGCCTAATTATACCTTTGGCTTATTCGCAGACGGAGTTTCTGATGCCATCGCGCCGCGTTCTCTCAGCGGCCCCCGCACTACTCGCAAGACCTCTGCCTTGCTTCATTATCCCTCACCAGTCCTTGACTGGGTATCGGTAACACTATTCAATTCTCAAACTCTCATGTCACTCGGGATAGCTCTCACCTATCACCGGGACTTCGTGCGCCGCTGGGACTCGAACCCAGTACCCGCCTATCGGCGGCGCTGTCAGTAGTTGAGCTCGGCCCACACTCGGTCGAACTTGCGGTAGAGCTCGGCGGGGTATTCCTCGTTGTCGTCCATCTCGATACCGAGGGCTATGGCCGTGATGTCCAGCACGTTGTCATAGGTGCAGGGCTTGCATACCGTGGCTAGGTCTACCGCCGCTCTAAAGGCTTTGGCTTTAATCTCCGTGGTGTTCATCTCGAGGTTCCTTTCTTGGTGTTCCGCGGTTGATGGCTATCACTATACGCGGTCCAATACTGGAACGCAAGTCAGTAGCGATTAAACCACCCGTAAACCATTGCAAACACTAGCTTCACTCGGCGTGTCGAAACTTACGATTCACGACGTAAAATCGCGGGTATATACCTTATATACCAAATAAAGGCTTAACGAGAATATTCTCAATAAGAAATATCAAAAACAAAACCTGAGCCAACCACACTCAACCTCATGCCGCCGCCGCTCACAGTCCCATAACCACGCATGTATGCGCACACGCCCATACGCGCACGCCCACACGCGCGTACACGCGCACGCGCACACGCGCACGCGCACACATGGGGGTGGGAGAGCCCCACCCCGGTAAGACGTGGGGGCCGCACGGACAATGGTTCTGCTCGTGAATGATCTGCTGGGCTGTTTTTTGAATTAGCGTTTCATTGGTGGTGGGAATACTCTTGCAACGCTTGCTGCAACGCTTGTTGTGAGTAAAATCTCGTGTAGATGGATTGTCGGGGATTGGAGCGAAGCTCGGGTTCCTGACAAGGTGAGGCCCCGCAGTCGCGGGGTTTTCTTGTATTTGCGTGAGATATCCCAATTGGTAGAGGACGCCGGCTCAAACCCGGTGTGTTGTGGGTTCGATTCCCTCTCTCACGACTAGGCCACGCTTTTTTTGAAAACCGAACCGTCAAAACAGTTTTACGAGGATTTGTAAGGTCGAGTTCTCTGGGATTCCGTTTTGTATTGGTGTTGTTTTCTTGGACCGGGGGCGTGGCCGTGGATGATTGGCAGAGTAGACGAATGCGGCGGCTTGCTAGGCCGTAAACCGTAAAAGGTTCGCAAGTGCAAATCTTGCATCATCCGCGAGATGGTCGGTGAGGCTGGTCAAGGCCCTGACTGTCGTGGGGGTTCGACTATCCCTATATGCCCGTAGCTCAATGGTAGAGTACCGGTCTCCAAAACCGGTGACGTGAGTTCGATTCTCACCGGGTATGCGATGCCGGTAGCTCAGCGGCTAGAGCGTATGGCTACGGTCATAGGGTCGGTGGTTCGAGTCCACTCCGGTACCACAACGCCTTCAAGAAGAGGCGATTACAGGCGGTGACGGCTTCTTGGGTCATCGCCGGATGTCGGCGGCGGCTTCATGCCATGCCGTGCGGCGATAACTGAACAGCGCTCCCCTAGTGGGAGGCATGGCATTCTAGCTCATTGGAAGAGCGGCGCTCTCGTAAAGCGCAGGTTCGAGTTCGATTCTCGGGATTGCCTCTAGGAGCCGGTGGCTCGTGGACCAACATCCCCTGTATTTGGATTAACCCCGTTGGAATGCTCGCTCGCCACGCTCCCACCGGCTCCGCCCCCTACGTGTAAGGAGTCATCGTGGCTTGGTCATCTTCCAACCGTGATGCACGGTTCAACCCCGGATGGGAGCGGACCCGCAAGCGGATATTAGAGCGGGACCACCATCGATGCCAGTGGATTGTGACCGACTGGCATACGGGGGCGAAGCATATTTGCGGCTATCCTGCCAATGAGGTCGATCATAAGGTTCGCGCGAAGAACGGTGAGCCTGATGATGATTCCCCGTCGAACCTGTGGGCGTTGTGCCCATATCACCATAAGCAGAAAACCGCTCGTGAGAGTGGTGAGGCTCGGGTGGAAAAGCGCAGGAGCCGCGAGGAGGCCGAATGGTATTCGAGGCCGGCTTTTCGATAGAGCGTTGCGCTGTGTTCGGGTGTCTTAACCCGGTGTGCGCCAAAGGGTTGTGCAGGGAGCATTACAACCGGAACTACTATTCCGGCACTCCGTTGAGGAGACTGCGCACCCGCATGTGTCCGGTGTGCTTCAAATGGTTCGACCCTGAGCGTTCCTCTCGCTTGTTCTGTTCGGACAAGTGCCGTTTGAGGTATTTCCGTAAACGTCAACTGCATCCCGAGCTGCCGTCGCGTCCTGAAACCGTGTTGCATGAGCGGACGGTGGAACCGGCTGAACGGCCTCGGATGGTTGTCGAGTCTTTCACCCGTTCGCAGGTGATTGAGAAGTGTGCCGGCCGTTGCCAGAAGTGCGGCGGACTGGTCGATGTAGATAGTGCCGGGCCTGACGGCGCGGCTTTTGAGTGGAAGGTTCCTTTGGAGAAGTCGCATTCAGCGACTTTGGAGAACCGCATTCTCGTTCACGACCGATGCAGGGGCGAAAAGCCCGTGCGTCGGACAGCCCGGAATGGGCGGAAACGGAGCGTGAATCATGGCAGGAAACGGGCGTAGGGCGTCCAAGATAGCCGCGATGCCTTTGCTGAGCAGTCCCGAGGAGCCGGTTGGGCCGGAACTGCCTGATGTTCGCCCGGATACGGGCGATGAATGGTTGCCGGTCACTCGCCGCTGGTATGAGGATTTGCGTCGTAGCCCGTTGGCTCAGCGTATGGGCGTCGGCCCTGACTGGGATTTCGTGTTGGATACGGCGCTGCTCAAGGATGATTTCAAACGTTCCCGTAAGGGGCGTGCGATTCTGGCGGCTGAGATTCGCCAGCGTGAGGCCATGATCGGCGTCACTCCGAAGGCGCGTAACGATTTGAAGTTCGACGCGCCTCAGGCGAATGATTTGAAGGCGTCCTCGTATTCGGGTTCCTCGAACGTCATCAGCATGGAGGAAGCACGTAGGCAGCGTCGGGCGGTGGGCTGATGCATGACGTTATCCCTAATCTGACCGCCGAGGATAGGGAGCGTTCGCTTGGCTGGCTTGCCTTGTGGTGGATACAGTCGTTCTGCGTCGTGGGTTCGGAGCCCGCGTATGACATGCCCGTGTATGAGAGTCCTGAGTATGCGCGGTTCTACGTGGACTGTTACGCGCTCGACAAGTATGGGCAGCGTCGTTTCAACCATGTGTTCCTGAGTCGCCCCAAGGGTTGTGACAAGTCCGGCAAGGGTGGCCGTCTGGGTTTGTTCGAGGCTTTGGGCCCATGCCGTTTCGCCGGTTGGGCGAAGGGCGGGGAAACCTACACGTTCCTCGGCCAGACTTACGAGTATCTGCCGAGCGAGCCTATGGGCCGTCCCGTGCAGGGCCCGAACGTGGTGTGCATCGCCACCGCCGAAGAACAGACGGATAACGTTTATCAGGTGATGAAGTACAACTGCGAGAACGGGCCTTTGAGCCAGTTGCGCGGTTATGGGCTTGATGTCGGTGAAACCCGTATCCTGCTGCCGGAGGGTGGTTCGATCAAGCCCGGTGCCACCGGTTCTTCCACGCATGACGGCGGCAAGCAGACGTTCATCATCGCCGACGAATCCCACTTGTACAACGTTCCCCGGTTGAAGGCCACGTATCATACGCTGAAACGTAATCTTTCAAAGCGTATGGGCGACGCCGAACCGTGGGTGTTGGAAACCACGACCATGTACCGTCCCGGCGAGAACAGTATCGCCGAGGAGACCTACAAGCACGCTCAGGATATTCGAGAGGGTCGCATCAAGGACCCGAAGCTGCTGTTCGACCACAGGTATTCGCCTTTGAACATCGAGGACCTGGGTGATGCGGGCAAACTGAAGCATGGCCTGTATGAGGCGTATGGTTCCGCCGCGAAGTCAAGGGACGGCAAGGACCATATCATTCTCGCTGACGGCAGCATCGTGCCGGTCAACGACGAGGGTGTGAGCGATGACGGGTATTCGCTTCGCTCCCCCGGCGTGGAGCCGGGCCCGTCGAAGGACGGCTGGGTTGATATTCGCGGCCCTATCGCGGATATCCTCGACCCGGCTTCCGATGTGGGCGATTCGATTCGCTACTACCTGAACAGTCTCACGAGCGTTTCCGACGCTTGGCTGTCCGAATCCCTGTTGAAAAGCCATCTCGCGGGCATCGCATTGTATGCGGGCGTTCCCGAGGGCACCGACTTGGACGAGGCAGCGCCTTGGAAGGACATTATTTCGGACGAGGACGAGATAACGCTTGGCTTCGACGGTTCGCTTTCCGATGATGCGACCGCCTTGGTCGGCTGCCGTGTCAGGGACGGCCTGTTGTTCCTTATCAAACTGGAACAGAAGCCCGAAGGCCCCGAGGCCGCTGACTGGCAGGTCGATGTGGAGGCGTTCGACCGCAAGGTTCGCTGGATGCTGGACAACTACAACGTTGTCGGCTTCTTCGCGGATGTCCACGGCTGGCGTGACCTCATTATCGGCTGGGAAACCGACTACTCGTATCTCGACCTTGTGGGCCAGCGCAACAACGGCGACCCGATCATGTTCCACACGAACAATTGGGAGTCGGACATGAAGCAGGCGTATGTGGACATGCATACCGCGTTCTGCCGTGAATGGACGGCGTGCGATGACGAGGACAATCCCGTCATCGGTGATGTCGCACTGTTGGCCGACCCGAGGCTTCTCGCGCATTTCAGAAACGCGCGAAGGAAGAACCTGCGCAGGACGAACGCCGATGGCTCCACTCAGTACCTCGTGTACAAGGAGACGCCGAACAGTCCGTTGAAGATAGACGCCTGCATCGCAGGCGTCCTCGCATATACGGCGCGTACCCGTTATCTGGAACAGGCCAGTTCCCGTGCGCCGAGGGTGCGCACCCACGTTACCCGAGTGACTTATTAGAAGGACGGTGAGATATGGCCGTGCAGTTGGAGTCGTTGGTTCCCGATGATGTCGAACCGGGAGGCGACGGCGTGGTGCTTACCCGGTTGGCGAACCGGCTGGTGAACCGTATCCCCATGCTGTGCCGGTTGAAAACGTTCTACGACGGCAAGGAGACCGTACCCACGAAGGCGGTCCCCCGCAACATGGATGTGACCAGTTCGGACATCTACCGCAGGTTCGTGGACATCTGCCCGATGAACTTGGCGAGCACGATAGCGAACGCGGTCATCACCTCGGAGAAGCCCACCGGCTTCCGTCTGGTGTCGGACAAGGCGATACGTTCCACCGCCGCAGACGACATGTGGCAGAAGTCGGGCATGAACCTGAAATCGTTGAACATGCTGCGTGACGCATCGATTTACGGTGCCGCCTATGCGCAGGCGTGGTCGACGCCTAACCCGGCCTACATTTCGAGGCTCAGCCCTTGGGATACCGTCGTTTCCGACGATAAGAGCGCGGCCATCGTCTACTCGTATGACGCGGATGAAGGCACCGAGAACATCGCCTTGTACCGTCTGGTCCGTGACGATAAGGGCAATGTGACCGACGTGTATGGTCGTGTCGCCAGACGTGAGGTGGAGTCGCGGACGCTGCCGACCGACAGTCCCGACTATGAGGATGCCGTGTATGAGCTGGCGAACGATGATTCCAAGAAGAAACCGTCGTTGCCCGCCTTGTTCGAATGGGTGGGCGCGGCCAGTTCCGATGGTCTTGATTTCGCCCGTGACTGCGGTTGCCTGCCCATCGTCCAGTTGAAGACCGCGACCGGTCGAGGCCAGTTCGAGCCTCATCTTCCGACGTTGAGCGCCATCGACCAGCAGCGTTTCCAACGTTTCTGCATTCAGGAGATGCAGGCGTTCAAACAGCGTTGGGTGTCCGGCGACCTTCCCGAGTATTACACGAAGCAGGACCCGGCCGTGAAGGCCAACCGTGCGCGTGCCGGCGAAAAGATCGACTACTCGTCCTTGTTCGAGCTTGGCCCCGCCGCCTTGTGGCTGATGCCGAAGGACGCGAAGATGGGCGAAAGCTCCGTGACGGACATCACGCCGATTGTCTCCGCCGCGAACACGGACATCAAACAGTTGGCCGGCGCGTCCGGCACCCCGTTGTCGATTCTCAGCCCTGACGTTTCCGGCAGCGCGGAGGGAGCGAAGCTCACCACCCGCATGTTGAGGCTCAAAGTGCAGGACATGAACGAGCGTGCCAATGATGCGTTCGTGCTGTTGCTTCGCATGGCGTTGGTCGCAAGCGGCCAGCAGTCCGCCGCCGATGAACGTTTCGAGACGATGTGGCAGCCGGTCGAGACTCCCACCGATTTGGAGCAGGCGCAAGCCGCCAACTATGTGAAGGGACTGCTACCGGTCAAAACCATCATGCGCCGGTTCCTGAACATGAGCGAGATGGATATAGCCGAAGCCATGCAGGACTTGCAGGACACGGCTTTCGCCACCGCTCTGAGTCAGGAGAACACTCTGGTCGAAGGCAAGACCTCACAGCAGTCGGCTCCCATCTTGCAGGACACGTTGGATTCGACATCGACCATCCCTGACCTGAACGACGTTCTGGGCGACGAGACGTTGGACTCCACCGATGAGGTGACGTGATGGCCGACATGACACAGGCGCTGACCGTCATGGAACGGCAGCGTCAGGCGCTGGTCGACGCCTACGTGCAGCGTGCGTGGAACATGTGGAAGTCGCTCGACCCCGCCGACTGGTGGAACGACGCGATAACACAGGGCGTGTCCGCGTGGATAACACAGAATCAGATCGCGTTCATCAAAGCCATGCGGCATCTGGGCGTCTCCTATGCGGACGTGATGCTCGGCATGGTGAACGTGCCTTCGGATGGTCAGATTCCCGAATACATCGTCACAAGGGACAACACCGACCCTTGGGCGGTGAGCGTGCGTCCTGCCGACGCCTATCGGAGCATGGCCGTAAGGGACCCGTCGATACGCCCGCTGGCATGGGACAATCTGGACGATTACGTGCAGAAGGCCGTCGATGATTGGCTTGACGCCGCCGTGAAACGGTTGACGGACAATGCGAACACCGATGGTCAGATAGCCATGAACAGTGCGGCCACGCAACGATTCCACGGTTCCGGCGTCAGAAAATACCGTAGGGTCATACACCCCGAGCTTTCCAAGACCGGCACGTGCGGCCTGTGCGCCGTCGCGGCCACGAACGTGTTTTCCACGGCCGACCTTCTGCCCATGCACAACAACTGCAAATGCACCGTCGCCCCGATCACCGCGAACAATGACCCCGGTCTGAAACTCAACCGGGAGGATTTGGACGCCATCTACAGGAAGGCTGGCAGCACGTCAGCCGCCGACCTGAAAAGCGTGCGCGTCATCATGGAATCGCATAGCGAGATCGGGCCGATTCTCACGCAGTCCCAGTGGCGGCGTGAATACGATGACGGCACTCCCGCGCCGGAATGGCATATCCCCGACCTGAAGATGACGCGCACCGCGTTGCAGCGCATGTACGCGAGGGCTATGGAGTTTCAACAGCATTATCAGAAAGTGCTGGATACGGGCGAGGAAGACGATTTTCCATTCGAGGGTCGAAAGTACAGCTTCCGGCCTTCGGGGCATTTAAGACAAGCCATGTCCTATCAGAGGGCGTGGCTCCAATACCTGCGGTCGACCCTCGGTTTGGCCGCGTGAATGAAAGGGGCGGGCGGATGCCTACCAAGGAAGAACAGAACACTGCCGAAACCGAAACGGTTCAGCAGTCTCAGCCTGAAACGGGCGCGGCAGAAACGACCGCCGACATTCAGGAAAACAATGAAAACGTCAAGCCGGAGGAAAACCCCGGTGACAACGAGCTCGCCAAGTGGAAGGCGATGAGCCGTAAGAACGAGAAGCAGGCCGAAGCGAACCTCAAGCAGGTGCAGCAGGTTCAGGCCGAGCTTGCCCAGGTGCGTGCCGACAACGCGCGTCTGATTGCGAAGAGCACGTATCCGCAGGTCACTGACAAGGTGTTTGAAGCCCTGTACAAGGGTGATGGCACGCCGGAGGATATCGCGGACTTCGCCAAGTCCTATGCGGAGCTCAACCCCATCCAACCCGGTTCGCCGTTGGGTGTTCAGCCGAACGGTCGTGTTCAGGTGCCGGAAGCCGAGGCTCTTCGCAGCGTGGGCCGAAAGGCCGAGAACCCCGAGGGCGAGTTCAATCCGAAACCAAAGCGCGGCGACGCCTACAAGCGTGCGATGGACCGTCAGAACGCCCGCCGCCGCAACCATAACAAGCAAACCAAATGAAAGGAGCCATACTCATGGCGCTTCCTATTGAAATGGTGCATGGCACCGGCCTGACCACCGTTGAGGAAAACAATGAGTGGCGTTTCGGCGAGCAGACGGGCGGCGTGGTCTCCGTGACCATCGTCCCCGAACTGTTCAACGTCGATGACGAGACTCTGCGCAACAAGTACCTGACCGGGGTCAGCCCGACAGCCACGACCATCTACATCCGTTCCGGTATTCCGCTCGCCAAGATCACGAGCGGCACCAACAAGGGCGCTTACGGCCCGTATGACCCGAAGGCTACCGATGGCCGTCAGACCGCCATCGCCGGCCTGTTGGAGTCCGCCGTCGCCGTGAACGTCACCTATTCCGGCTGGCAGGTCGATGACACCTATGTGGGCCTTCGCTACCGTGGCGACATTATCAAGAGCAAGCTGCCGGTCGTTCCCGCCGACGAGGCCAAGTGGGGCGGCTGCTTCTACGATGTCGAGGATGATGCTGTCACCGCATTGTCCGGTTCGGCTGGCGCTGCCGGTTCCGCTGGTGTGGGCGTGAAGTCCATCACCTTGACCAAGAACACCTCTGGTGACATCACCGGTGGCACTTGGGTCGGCACCGACAACAAGTCGAACACCATCACCATCGCCTGACACCCCGTCTAAACCGATTCTTTGAAACCCGCCCCTCGTGGCGGGTTTTCTCATATCTGAAAGGAAATATCCAATGGCATTGGACAAGGAAATCTTCCCGCCGAGCGAAGCCACCGAGGTTGCGCAGGCGGGCTTCGATTACGTGAACGGCATTCTCCCGTTCTCCACCATGTTCCCCATCCAGTCCAATGACGGCGAATGGACCGTCTCTTGGACGCCGAATCTGCCGACGCTCTCCACGAACGCCATGCAGCGTCGTGCGCTGGACGCCGAGATCGGCCACACTTCGATGGTCGAACAGTCCGCCGAACAGCATACGGGCCTTCTGCCCCTGTCCGGCATGGACCACATCACCGAACGTGATATGGCCAAGCACGCGAACGACAAGCAGTTCATCCACGACAAGGCCGAAGCCAAGACCACGCATCTGGGCCAGACCGCCGGCGTGACCCTTGAACTTGAGTCCATCTCCGCGATGATGGATGGCAAGATCACCATCAACGAGAACGGCGCGAACGTTGTCTACTCGTTCGGCCGTCCGGCCAAGCAGCATAATCAGACTCCGACCACTCTCTGGTCCCAGGCTACTTCCGACCCGATTGCCGACGTTCAGGGTTGGATTGAGGTCATGCGCAAGAACAAGGGCCGTACACCGCACGCCGCGTTCACCACGTCGAAGGTCATCGACGCATTGCGCGGCAACGAACAGTTCCGTCAGGAAGCGTCCGGCATGGACTTGGCTCATTCCAAGCCACGACTGTCCCGCGACGAGGTGCTGGGCGTTCTCGCCAGCCAGCTTCAGCTGAACGACGTGCGTATGCTCGACCTCGAATACGAGAACCTTGAACTGGACGGCGGCTTCAAGATGGACGTGGACACCACCACGCTCATCCCCGATGCCACGTTCGTCATGCTTCCCTCGTTCAACGACCCGACCCTTGGCTTCACCGCTTCCGGCCCGACCGCCGAAGCCCAAAACTCCGAGTATGAGATCAACAAGAGCGTCAACGACGGTCTTGTCGCCGCCATGCTCTCCCATCAGGCTCCGGCCAACTACGATATCTGGGTCAACGGCTCCGCGCTGCCCGTATTGCAGGATGCCGTCAGCACGTTCAAGGCCAACGTCCTGTAGGAGCCGTCATGGCAAGCGTTGACGGCATCGACTGGATGAAACACATGCAGGTCAGTCTGCTTGACCAGCCCGGGCTAGCCGACGCCTATCCGAACGAATGGGTGAAATCACGTTGCCGTATCGCCGCCGAAATGGCGTTGACCGAATCCGGCAACGCGGAACCCCGCCTCAATTCGGGCGACCTGAGCGAGGACACGTTCGCCTACGTGGTCTGCTCGATGGTGATTCGCGTCATGCGATGGCACCGGCTCAAATCCGAGTCGAACGGCAACTATTCGTATGAGGAGCATGACCCCCAGCCTAATCCGCCCGCCTATGATGCCAGTCCCAACCTGTATGTGAGCAAACGCGAAAAGCAGTTGCTTGACGGTTACGCGGAGGGACACGGCCCCGTAGGCACCATTGGTGTCGGGTTGAGCCGAATCTACGGATTGTGAGGCCCTATGGCCGATGAAACATTGGACTTGGGACACCTTTACGACGGTGTTGATTTGGATGAACTCGGCGGCGGGCACCTGTACGACGATACCGAGTTGGAGCCTCGTATCACGGATGACCTTCTGCACCGCGACATGATCGTGGTGCAGCCGATGAAACCGGTCGAAACCGTCTACGGTTCCGGCACCGTGCCGGATGGGGACGCCTCCTACTGTTACTGCTCGTTCGAGCCTCGAATCAATAAGAACAGCACGTTTTCCAAGAACTGGGCGCAGGACACCACGCCGCAAACGACCGGTGGCCTGCGCGAGGATGCGTTGGTGATCGTTCTCGCGCCGGAATGGCATGGGGACATCAACACGCAGTTCTGGCTCGATAACGCCTGTTACGAGGTTGACGGCCCGCCTATGGAGATGCGTCACGCCTCGGATGCCGCCCACCATTGGAACATCACCGCGAGATGCATCGGCCATGCGACCAAGGACAACGGGTTGAAACCGCCTGTCCCGCCCGAGGGGAGCCGCACATGGGGTACGTGAACTTGAAGCCCGCAAGGGTGCTGAACCGTGACATGGCGATACTGTTCGGAGCCGAAGCGACCCGTCCCGTGGCGGAGAAGGTCGAAGCGAAAGCCAAGGCGCTGGCCGACATGAAGGCGAAGCATTCGTCCGTCGCCAACCGCATCGACATCAGCACTCACGCTCACGGCACGCACACCGCCGTCATCATGAGCGTCAAGGGCCGTGACGGTTCCGAGATCGCCTCTCACTTGGAGTTCGGCTACTTCAACCGGTGGCTGGAACACAAGTACGGCATCAAAAGCCCGCTGGCTTGGATGCCGGGATTGTTCATCATGTCGGAGGCGAAATATGTCTGACCCCACGATATTCGACCTTTCCGTAAGGGAACAGTTGGATGCGGTCGCCATGACACGCGCCTACCTGGACGCCGTCGAATGGAAGAACCGTGATTTCAGGCCGGTCATCCAACCGGAGGTCACGCCCGCCACGGATTCGCTCCTGTTGTCCCATGACGTGATTCTCTACCATTGCGGTGCTCCTGAGCAGCCCGACTGGAATCTGAAGGCTTGGATATGGCAGTACACGCTGTCTTTGACGGTGTTGGGCCGTGACCCGGAACGGGTGGCCCGCATCTGCGGATGGCTGCACCGTTGCATATCCGCATGGCCCTACCGGCCCGGCACCGACTATGGGAAGATCGGGCGGATAGTGGACAATCCCGGTTTCGAGTCCCGGTCTTCCGGCGACATGACCAGTTCCAAAAGCATCGTCGCGTGGACTTCCACGAAACGCATACAGGCCGCGTCCCCACGCGGCTGACCTTATCTGAAAAACCATCAATCACACAATCAGACCCCGCACGCCTACACGGCTGCGGGGTTTTCCATATTTGAAAGGAAAACGATATGGCTGACGAAATCGGCATCCACGACGACGGCGTGTTGACCGCCGTCCGAGGAACGATCTTCATGGCGAAGGCCGAGACCATCATTACCTCCGCACTGCTCAAGCAGTTCACCGTCGAGGCGGCGACCGTGGGCGTGGGCGACGGCATGTGGACGAACCTCGGCCACATGTCGAACGACAACCTGCCCGAGTTCGCGTTGGACGGCGGCGACGCCACCACGTTGAGCACTTGGCTCAAGGCGGCGTTCCGCACCCAGTACGCCCAGACCACCGGCACTGTGACGTTCAATTCGGTGCAGGGCGACAAGGGCACGTTCAAGACCTTCTACAACGCGGTCGATATGACCGGCGCCGGCGTGGCCTTCTCCTTGGAGAAGACCCCCATCAACAAGTCCCTGTTCATCCTGTGGTCCGACACGAACACGACCGGCCGTGCCGGCCTGCTGCTGCCGAACTCGGACATCGCGTTCTCCAGTCTGCCTGCTCTTTCCACGGATTCGTTCGTGGAGTTCTCCGCTCAGGCGAACATCAAGACATCCAGCGTGCTTCCGCATGACAAGAACGGCAAGTTCACGTCCGTCGCCTACTTCGCGCCGTCCGACTTCACGGTCTGACCCGTCTCTTCCTTGCCGCGTCTCCTATCCGCGCGGCAAGGAACCCCCTCTTTCCACGGATAGGGCTTTTCAGAATCATTCTTTTCCACGGATAGGAGCCGATGATGGCAGAGAACACTAAGAACACGACCGACAACGCGAAGATGCCGGAGACATGGGACGAGCTCAAGGAACAGCCGCTGTTCGCGGGACTGCCCGACATGGCGAAGCCGCAGGAGCTGAACGTGGCCCAGTCCGCCGAGTTCTCGGTGACATGGCAGCGCATCTCCGAACGCAACGGGAAACTGGGCGACATGGGCTTATTCGGCGACGATGAGGCCGACAAGCCGAAGAAGAAGCCGAAGTACGACGAGTCCGAAGCCGTCATCCTCATGGCCGAGATCGTGCAGTACGCGGACATGTTCTACCGCGAAATCGCGGCCGACGAGAAGCAGTGGGACGAGTTCACCCGTGGCCGCACCTTGGAGAACCTGTACGTGCTGCTGGTGTCCCTGACCACGTTCTATTCGGTGGCACTGGGAAAATCAAGCGCCTCCAAGACGCGCTTGGAGAATGCAGAGTAGCGGTCTCGGCCGACTTCCAACGCTTCTACAACATCAACCTCCCCGCCAGTATGGGCCGCATGGAGCCGTCATGGCTGTGCGACCTGCTGGACGGTTTGGAGGGCGTTGACGGGAGCCTGTACCGCGCGTGGATGGCCGAACACCATCCGCTCCCACGGGAAGACGCGGCATGCTTTTCGCGTCTTTCCTACCTCACCTACGGGCAGTCGCAGATGCTGATGCTCAGCATGACGAACCAGCTTGAGATGATTCGCGTGATGATCGCCCGCATGATGGGCGACAAGAAGTCGAAGCCGCAGCCCGTCTATCCGCCCGGCACCGTGGTCAAGCCCGATTCGGTCGGGCCGAAATCGTTCTCCACGGCGGGCAAGTCGTTCGCCCAGATCACGGGCATGTTGGGTGCCGTGTTCGGCGGCAACAGTTTCTAGCAGAAAACCCCTCGCATTCCACGAGGGGTTTTCGTTTATCCTCCCGGAGGTTTTCTCATGGCCTTGTATTCCGCTGGCGCGGTCGGCGTCGATATTCGCCCGGACACCGATAATTTCTGGAAGATTCTCAACGCGGAACTGCATTCTCGCCACCCCGAGGTCACCGTTGATGTGAACACGAAGGGCGTCGCACGCGCCAAGGAGCAGATGCGCGACCTTGACGGCAAGACCCTCACCAACGTGGTGAAGATCGACGGCGACCCGTCCGGCTTGCGTGCCATCGACAAGGCCATGCAGGCCCAGCGGAAGCAGTGGGAGAAGAAGCCGGTCACCAGCAGGTTCGACTTGGACGATACGTCGTTCAATGAGAAGATTCACCGGCTTTCCAACCAGATCAAGCGGACCGCCGGCCAGACGGAGGCGTTCGTCAAGAAGTCGCAGAAATCCGTGGCCGACAGTCTTCAGGACAGTCTCTCCCGCATGCGTTCGGCACGCGCCTTCTACGACAAGGAGGCCACGGCCGCATCCCGCAGGCAGACCATGCTCATCAAGGACGAGCACGCCGCCTACGACATGTACGCGGAGGCCATCGAGAACGGGCGCAAACGTCAGGAGCAGTTGACCCGCAGCCAAGCCGATGTCAGTAAGACCCTTGACTGGTCCATCAAGAAGATGAAGGAGCTGCGCGAGGCCGGGAACATCGACACCGCGAACTGGTACAAGAACAGTCGCATCCCCGAGCTGCGCGAACAGCTCAAGGGCCTGAAAGCCGACCTGAAGGCGGTAGGCAAGGAGATAGCGGAGAACAAGAAGGCGCAGGACAAGCTCTTCTCCGCTGATTTCGACAACAAGGTAGCGGCACAGCAGCGTCTTATCGACTCCAACACCAAGAAGTGGGAGAAGGCGACCGACGCCATCTCCAAGTATTCGGACGCCGAGCTCATGCGCAAGGCGCGGCTCAAAGACTTCAACCGTGAGAACGACCGGCTGTTCTCCGGCCTGAACAAGATTCTCGACCTTGAGGAGAAGTCCGAGAAGCTGAACCGCAGGCAGCTCCAGCAGCTGTCGAAGCTCACGGCCGGCCAGAAGGCGTTGGCCGAGGTGTTCGAAGACACGGGAACCAGCGTCAAACGCCTCAACGCGGTACAGAACGATTCGCGCCGCACGATGGACAAGCAGCGCAAGACCGCCCGCGAACTGACCAGCCTGTTCGACGAGCAGGAGACCCAGATCAACGCGCTTTCCGCCGCGTTCCAGAAGTTCAAGCCCATGGGCATCGACAAGAACCTCGGCAAGGAGCTCAACAATACCTTCGACCAGCTGAAGAAGCTGCGCGACTTCGCATCCCGCAAGCCGATCACCGCCAAAGCCACATTGGATAAGACCCAATGGGACAAAAAATACGCGGAACTGATGTATGACGCGGAGAAGCTGCGCGCCAAACTCGACCGGGAGCATGAGGTCAACGTCCGCGTCAAGGTGTGGGAGGACAACGCCGACAAGCTCGAAGCCCGGTTGGAGAAGCTGCGTCATACGCGCCTCGACATTCCCGTGGACTGGCAGGTCGATCAGGAACGAATCATCGCGTCGATGCGTGAGACCGCCGCCAAGATCAAAGCCAATCCCGAACGTCGTTGGGAGCTTGAAGCCGACCTCGACCTGCAAATGCATCGCGCCGAGGAGAAGCTGAAGAAATTCGAGGACAAGAACGACGAGCTGAAGATGGATTTGGACTTGGAGACCGCGTTGGCCCGAGCCCATCTCGCCTACTTCACCCGCCCCCGCACCATCGACATCTTCGCTAATTTCAAGGGCACTGACCTTGGCAAGATTTTCTCCGGCATGACCAGTGGTGCGACCGGTTTGAAGGGCGTGCAGAACCAGTTCGACAGTCTTGTGAACCTGTTCGACAAGCTCGACAAGGTGGTTCCCAAGTGGTCGATTCTCGGTGCCGGCGTCACCGCGTTGGGTGCCGGACTCCTGAACCTGGGACGCACTGCGGGCGGTGTCGGCGTCAGCCTCGTGTCCATGAGCAAGGCCGCGTTGGCCGCTCCCGCCGCGTTGGCTGGTCTGGCGTCCGCAGGCTACGTGGGCTACCGGGTGTTCGGTGATTTGAAGGAAAAGTTCGATGTTACCAAGACCTCGCTGGCGAACCTGAACAAGGAGTTGGGCGACAACGCTTGGAACGAGTACGGGGATAACCTGTACCGTCTCGCCAACGACGTGGCCCCCTCACTGTCCAAGGGTTTGAATGGTATCGCCGTCGAGGAAGGCAAGGTGCTCAACGGGCTTATCGACGTGGTGCGCCAGTCGAACGAAGCCGACCAACTACCGCGTATCTTCGAGAACACTCGTCTCGCGGTGTCCGAACTGAACCCGGGCTTGCAGTCACTGGCCCGCGCGTTCCTCGGCTTGGGCGACCAGTCCAGCCAGTATCTGCCCCGCATGGCCTCCTACATTTCCGACGTGGCCGAGAAGTGGGCGAACTGGGTGGATACCGCCGAACGTACCGGTCAAGTCTCTAAGGCGATGGAAAAGGCCATCGAACAGGGCGGCTATCTGAAATCGTCCGTGTTCGACCTGATAGGCGTGTTTGAGGGCACGTTGGGTACTCTGGCGAAGACCGAGAACGGTATCCAAGGTTTTTCCGAGGCTTTGGAGAAAGCCAACAAGGCCGTTCACACCATCAAGTTCCAAGAGACTTTGGAGGCTTGGAGCGCTGGTGCGCAGGACGCGCAGGACAAGATGCGCAACGCTTTCAAGGATATTGGCGACGCCGCGTACTCGTTGAAGGACACCACTCGCGCGGTGTTCGGTGACGCGGGCCAGATCGTAGGCGAGGGCATCACTGGGTTGAGTCGCGTGTTGCAGCAGTCCGGTGGTGGAATCCGCGATTTCAGTTCCGGTGTCCGCGACGGGTTCAGCCAGGTGTTTGACGCGGTGGGTGACGCGGGCCCCATGTTCTCCGATTTGGCGAGCATGGTGGGCCAGTTGTCGCGCACGTTCGGCGGCACGTTCGCGTCCGCTTTGCGTACCGTGAGCCCGCTTATCAGCACCATCGCCAAGGGTGCCACCGGCGTGGCCCAAGCGTTCGACTCGTTGCCGGGGCCGGTGAAAAGCATCATCACATTGTGGGCCACGTTCGGTCGTGCGGGCAAGACGGCGTTCGAGTCGTTGAAGACCGGCATGTTGCAGAACATCCAGTCCACGATGCGATACCAGAAGATGCTCAGCGAACTGGGTTTGAGCGCCGAACAGGCGTCCGTGAAAATGGGCACCCTGATTAAGGCGATGAACCAGTTGCGTTCCGGCAATTATGCGGGTATTCTGTCCGGTGCCATCAGCGAGGTCAATTCCCTCGGCATGGCGGCGGAAGCTAACTCGAAGAAGCTGCTCCTTCCGGGGAACGCTGCCAAGGAGACTTCCAAGGACATGGGCGGCTTGGTCGGTGCGAACGGTCAGGCCATCGCCTCCATCCGTTCGGCCGGGGAGCAGGCCGAACAGCAGTCCGGCAGGTTCGGTTCGTTGAAGACCGGCGTGAAGAACCTGTGGGATGCGTTCGGCGGCTGGACGACGGTTGCCGGTCTGGGAATCAGCGCGGGCATCGCCGTCATCGGCAATGCGATATCCGACTACACGACGAAGGCGGAAGCATCCAAGCAGGCGATGGACAAGGTCATCGACGGCATGAAGGGCATCAAGTCCAACGCCAAGGAGGCGGCGGACGCGTTCAACGATTTCAAGTCGGAGACCACGAAACAGTGGGATGACCCGTCGCTCCTGTTCGGCAAGGACGGTGGCGGCGCGGTCACTGAATGGCTCGTCAAGGTCAGCGGCGGCTACACGTCCGCAGCCGACGCGGCCAAACGTCTGGGCATCAATACCAGTACGCTGACCGATGCGGTCAGCGGCAACGAGGCCGGCTACAAGAAGCTCGTCAAACAGTTGGAGGCGCAAAGCAAGGAGACATACAAGGCCAGCGACCAGTACGGCATGATGGTCGAGAAGCAGACCGATGCCGCCATCGCCGCCGACACGCTGTTGCAGGCGTTGAAGAAGCAGCACAAGGAAGGCTTGGAGAAATCCGTCAAGGAGCAGATGAAATATCTGCGTTCCCTCGAACAGATCTCCGATTCCTCCTCCGCGCTGTCCGACAAGCTCAGCTCGCTCGCCACGACGGTCAAGGCGAACGGTCAGGCGTTCAAGGAAAACGGCGAACTGGCTGACGCCAACAACGCCGCCTATGTGCGCACCGACAAGGCGATGAAGGATGTGGCCGCTACCGCGTTGCTGTCCGCCCATCAGCTTCTCTCCTATGGTGAGAAGAACGGTCAGGTGGAGGAGTACACGCAGAAGGCCGCAAACTCCATTTATGAGGCGCGTGAGGCCATCGTGCAGCAGGCTCAGGCCGCTGGCATGAGTGAGGAAGCTGCTGAAAGGTACGCTGATTCGCTTGGTCTGATTCCCTCTGATGTGGGTACCACGATCACCGCTCATTCGGAAATCGCCCAAGATGCGGTGGATAAGCTCGTGCAGGGCATATCCGGTCTGACCGATGGTGAGAAAGAGATCGTTATCCGGCTACGTGAAGCTGGAGTGGTCACCACGTTGGACGGTGTTCTCAGTCTTGTTGAGCAGCTGATGAAAGGCGACTTGTCCGAGAGGGACCTCACATTGCTGTTGAACGCGAAGGGCAATGCTCGCTGGGAGACAGGCGAGGTCAAGGAGAATCTTCTTGCTCTCGGCATGTCCAAGAAAGCCTACAAGTGGCTGTTCTCAGGTGAGGGCAACGCTGAGGAGCGCATGCAGAAGGTCAGGGACGAGCTCGGCTATCTGAACCTGACCGACGAGCAGATACAGTGGATTCTCGACTGTATCGACCACGCTTCCGGCAAGATAAAGGACGTGGAGAAGAATAAGGTTCCCGCCGCCAAGGGCGTCAGCTTCAACATCGACGCCGACGATGATGACGCTCAGGTCAAGCTCGCGGGATATAAGACTCTCGACGGCCAGCCTATCGCACGCGCGAAAGCGTATGTGGATGGCGACAATACGGACGCCGACGAGAAGTTCCAAGAGGTCAGATTCTATGACGGGTTGACCATCGCCCGCCCGTGGGGTCGTGTTCTTGGCGAGAACGAAGGAGCACGTAAGGCGTTCCAAGAGACCGCCTTCTATAACGGGTTGACGATCTCGAAGCCTTGGGGTCGTGTTCTCGGTGAGAACGAAGGAGCACGTAAGGCGTTCCGTGATGTCGCATTCTATAACGACAGGACTCTTGCCTCGGCTTGGGGTCGTGTGGTTGGCGATGACTCCAATGTCAGCAGTGTTTTTCGTTATTGGCGTGATCAGAGCGGCAGTGTCATTTCCACCAATTACGTGGATGTGGTGACACGTCATAGGGACGGCGGCACTCTCCATGCCGCTACCGGTGGCCGTATCCGTGGCGCTGGTACTTCCACTTCTGATTCGATTCCGGCGATGCTGTCCAATGGTGAGATGGTGCTTCGCGCCGCAGCCGTCAAGAAGATTGACGCCGTGTATGGCAGGAGTTTCCTGAACACGTTGAACGCGGTCGGCAGTGTGGAGAAAGCCATGCAACCGTCCGCGTTCGCGTTGAACGCTCGCAGGAAGTCTCAGGCGTATGCGACCGGTGGCCGCGTATCCACGGCGAACGGCTCGTGGAATGTCGAAGTCAACCCGGTGATAAAGGTCGAACTTCCCGCGAATACGGGGAACACGACGAACAACACGGTGACTATCAACGGCGTGGAGTCCTCCGACCGGAGGATAGCCGACGCGGTGGAAACCCTTGTCGCTTCCGCCACCCGGAAACGCAACATGCGTCCGCGCTGACCGTCAGAGAACCGTTGCAAGCCAGTTTGTTTCAGCTTGCAACGGTTTCCTCCTGTTTCCTAACATCGTCAAGAAAGGTTTGTCATGGTTGAAGGTGCCGGCAATATCATCGGCGGCGGCTGGCGTTGCTGCGTACAAGCCGATATCGTCTCGCAGAACGCGACACAGGCCGTCATAGGCGTGCACATCATCTACCGTCGCACCGACCCGTCGCGCTGGGTGGCGTCCGATGCCGTGTCCGGTGGCGCTTGGGTCAATGGCGTGAGCACGGGCACGAACACGGTGAACTTCGGCTACCGGTCCTTCAACGGCGACGTGGATTTACACACCCAGCAAGTGACCGTCACGAAGCAGGAGTCCGCGCAGACGTTCTCCTGCCGCGCGTTCCTGAACATCCCATATGGTTTGCCGGGACGGTCGGAAGCGCATGTGAACCTCACGGTTCCCGGCATCACGTATGCGAAACCGAACCCGCCGAAGAACGTATCATGGACGCGGGTCAATGATTCAAGCGTGAAGGCCGCATGGCAGTCGAACTATGATAATGCGGCGCGAAAATATTGGAAGCAGATCTACGCAGACCAGTGCGTCGGCTTGAACGGCGGCACACAAGGCGCGTGGGGTCTGGTCAAGGCGTTGAACTGGGACGCCTTGAACTATTCGTACACGGGGTTGAAGGCGAACGCCCGATACCAGTTCCGTGTCGCGGCCCAGAACCCTGGCGGAGTGTCCGACCATGTGTACTCGGGCTACATCTACACGACGCCGGCCGCCCCCGTGGCGGTGAACGCGGTGAAACTGTCCGAACAGTCCGTGCGCGTGACCGTGGATGCGTCGAAATCGTATGTGCATGGCATCAGACTGCGGCGCAGGGTGAACGGCGGCGAATGGGCCGACATAACCGGAGGCACCCCCGGTGCGACGGCCGAAGGCTGGCTTCCCGACATAAACGGAATCCAGAACGTCACGTGGACCGACACCGCAGCTCCTGCGGGCCAAGTCCAGTACGCGGCGTTAGTGGGAAGACCTGTCTACGGCGATGACAACTCCAAGACCACGCTCTTCTCCGACTGGACGTACAGCAACACTATCCAGACGGCCGTGGCCCCTTCCGCGCCGACGATTCTGAACCCGACGCAGAACGGCGCGTATGTTGTCAATCAGCCGATGACGGTCGCTTGGAAACCGAATCATCCTGACGGTTCCGCCCAATCCGCCGCGCAGGTGGAGGTCACCGACCCCTCGGACGTTACGGTCATCGAAGAGCAGACCACGAACACCAGTTATCAGCGCACGCCCAAAAGCTGCGGCTCGTATAGGATTCGCGTGCGCACCAAGGGCATCCACGCCGACTGGGGCGCATGGTCGAACTACGTGACCTTCACGGTCGCGAAATATCCGAACATCAGCATCAACAAGCCTTCCGGCACCATTACGGCGACACCGTTCACCGTGGCGTGGACCGTGGCGGACGATACGGGCGTCAGCTCGCAGACGCTCATCATCCAGTCGGACGGCGTGGAGAAATACCGGAAGACGATGGACGGTTCCACGCGAAGCCTGAGCATCGGCGCAAGCCAGTATCTGCCGAACAACAATTCGACGTTGACCATCACGCTCGTGGTGCGCGGCGGTTCCGGCTTGGAATCCAGCACGAGCGTCGTGAGGGACGTGGACTGGCCGGACCCGGCCGAGCCGATGGCCGCGATAGAGTCGAACAATGATTACGCGGCGTTGGTCATCGTGTCGTTCGGCGTGCCGGAGGAAGGCCAGTCGGAGACGGTCAGCGCATCCGTCATCCGTGTCATGCCTGACGGTTCGGAGGTGCTTATCGCCTCGAACCTGTTGGACCAGCAGTTGGCCGTGGACCCCATTCCCCCGTTGAACACCGACTTCCATTACAGGGTGGTCGCGTATTCGGCTATGGGCACGACCATCGCACGCATGGTGGACGCGCGCATCGAATCCGGGTTCGGAGTGTTGAACTTCGGCACGGATGCGGGTCAGACGTTATTGCTCGGCTATAACAACACGGTGTCTCATAAGCGTTCCCATTCGACCAGCGAGTTTCATTTCGCGCGGGGCGACGGGGCGAATGCTCTGCCTTCCAGCTACGAATTGGACCAGTTGGATTCCACGGTGAGCGTCACCGGCGTATGGGAGTGGGACCAAGCGTTGTGGCTGCGGATACTCTCGTTGGCTGACGGATACCCTTACGCATGGTATCGGGAGCCTTCCGGCCTGCGTGTCTACGTGAAGGCGGAACAGTCCGTGAGCGTTGACATCGCGGACAAGAAGAACATCAGCTATTCCGCCGACCTGACCCAATTGACATGGGAGGAGCCCGTCCTATGAGTGATTGGAGCAAGCCTTTCAAGGTCGCCTACCGTGTGATGCGAGTCAACAGGAACACGGGTTTGGAGACCGGACGGTTGGATTGGGTGATATCCGGGGGCAGCATCGAACGCAACCAGGACACCAATATCTGCGAATCCGGTTCCCTGACCGTGGAGGGGGCGACCGACCTGGGCACCGACCGGCTACGGATATGGGCCGACTGCACGTGGCATGACGGTTCCACGGCAAGTGTGCCGTTGGGCACGTTCCTTCCCAACATCCCCAAGCGCAGCGTGAACGGCAAGGAATCTTCCAGCCAACTGGATTTGTACGGGCTGCTGCAAGAAGTCGATGACGACATGTTCGAGTCGCCGATAACGATAGGCAAGGGCAAGAAGGCCGTGACCGCCGCCGCCGACATCCTCAAGGGATGCGGGCTTCAGGTCGCGGCCTACAATCCCGGCAATTACACGCTGAAGGATAATTGGACGTTCGGTTTGAGGTCCGATAAGGACAAGGACAAGGGCAGCACCAAGCTTGACGCGGTGAACGATCTCTTGGATTTGGCCGGATACTCCAGTGCGAGAACCGACGAGTACGGGCGCGTCATATTGGAGAAGTATGTGGAGCCGGGCAAACGCCAGCCGAAATGGACGTTTCAGGAGGGTGCGAACGCCACGTTCCTCACCACCATGACCGACGAACGCGACCTGCGTGAGGTGGCGAACGTGGTGAAGGTCACCTACTACAACACGGACAAGGAATACGTTTCGACCGCGATTGACGATGACCCGGCTTCGGAGTTCAGCACTGTCAGCCGTGGCCGCAGGGTGGCTCACGCCTACGAGTATTCCAGCATCCCCGACGAGGTGACTACCGACGAGCAAGGCAGGAAACTCGCCTCGGACAAGGCGTTGGAACTGCTACGCACCGAACAATCCGTGATTCACAGGGTCACGTTCACGCACGTGTACGCTCCTTTGAATCTGACCGACGTGGTGGACTTGGAGTATCCGACCGGCTCGGTTTCCGGCAGGTTTGCGATACGCGCGCAGAATATCACTTTGGAGGCCGGTATTCCCATCGAATGCGAGGCCCGTACCTTCCAGCGTCCAAGCGAACCAACAACAGTGAAGGCATAAATGCAGTCGAACCTGATAAGGGCCGGCAATCGTCTGGCCGAAATCATGCCCTCCCAAGTGGGGGCGGAAGCCACCATCACGCGCATCGGCACCATCAACACGGTGTACGACACAGGAGGGTATTGGACCGCTGACGTGGATATGAGCGGCGGCACGCTCATGGGATTGCAGATGACCACGGATTGTGTGGGAGCCCGAGCCGGTGACAGGTGCGTGGTGGAAACCTACGCGAAAGTCGCCATCGTCACCGGCATCCTTGCGCGTCCGGGGTGCGGATGCTCCCCCTTGTTTGAGTGGTCGAGCACGTGGAGTGGTACCCCTGGGACTGAGCCTGAGAGTGGTTATCTTGAGAAGACTGCGACTGTTACTTGCGGGGGGCTTATCCTGTGCGAGGTTGCGGCCGCGATCAGCGGTACCGGCGAATACAGTATGGCGTTCGACTTCTTGGACGCGAACGGTGAGCGTAAAGCGTATTGGTGTTCCACGTCGCCGCAGAAGAACGGCGGCACGTTGAGGTGGGTTGCTTCCGGTTCTGTGCGGTTGCCTTACGGCTCGTACACGGTGAAGCTCACGACGTTTCATTGGGGCACGGTTTCCATTGTCGGCAATGATTCGTCTGGTAATAGTCTGCGTTGGCGTGACGCATCGTTAGGGGTTGAAGGTGTTTCGCGTTATGCGCGGTTGCGTATGGCGTGAAGTGGACGTGTCCCGCCTTGCCGTTTGTTGTAAGCATAATACGTAACGCCTGACGATAGTCAGTTGACTTAGCCTCACACCATATCGTGTGGGGCTTTCCCATATTCGAAAGGACACTGAATGTCCCCTTTTCATGACCTGTTTTCAAGCGCCGAGTTTTGGAGCGCGTTGATTCTCGCGCTCCTCGGCGGTGGCGGCATCGGCGGACTGGTCGGCGCGTGGTCGAACAGCAGGAAAACCGAGGCCGATATCGACGGCATCACCGCCGACGCGGCCGACAAGGCCGTGAAGATTCTCACGGAAAGCATCATCGACCCGTTGCGTGAGCAGGTCGCTTTTCAGGAGACCCAAATCCAGCATTTGGAGGAGGTGCAACGCAAGTATTTCAAGATCGTGGCCTATGTGCGTGGCCTGTTCCATTGGCTGCAATCGTTCTGCGAAGTGACGGAACCCGAGTTTTTGAAACGTCATCCCAAGCCATCGCTGCCGGACGAGCTTCGCCCGGACGTGGCCCCCGAAACAATCGAATCCAATAAGGAGGAACAGTAATGACCCAAATCCATATTTCCATTAGGAAGCCGAAGACGGGCGGCTTGGACCCTGTGACCGGTACGCTGCGGTTCTGCCCGGTGCGTCGTCACTTCGACGCGGCGAAGAATCTTATTATCGCGGCCTCGTT